TGCGCGGTGCTGTGGGCGATGCTGTGCGCGATGCTGTGCGCGATGCTGTGGACGGTGATGTGGGCGATGCTGTGCGCGATGCTGTGCGCGATGCTGTGCGCGGTGCTGTGGGCGGTGCTGTGGGCGGTGCTGTTGGCGATGCTGTGCGCGGTGCTGTGGACGGTGCTGTGGACGGTGCTATGCGCGGTGCTATGCGCGGTGCTGTGGGCGATGCTGTGGGCGATGCTGTGGACGGTGCTTTAAAGATTATCAGAAAACTTGGACTGGATATCGAATGGCACTACTGGCTAGGTGGACAGTTTTGGGTAGGTTATGGGTACTCATATTACGGGCCCGCCTCTTTAAGTTTTATGATCGATGTTTGCGGATTAAAACTCGATAAAGACATTATGGAGAGAGCCGAAGCTTACAGAAAAGTATGCGAATCAGTTAGCTATATTTGTCCTAATAAAGACTTTGTGATGGTATGCGCCAGGCCGTCTCAGATCAATAGAAACTTTCAAGGCCGTTTACACTCAGAATCTGGGATGTCAATTAGTTGGCCCGATGGGTGGGGACTATGGCATTTAAATGGAATTGGGGTTCCTAGATGGCTTATTGAGACTCCGGCAGAAGCATTAAAACTGGAACAGTTTAATAGTTTGAAGAACGCTGACCAAAAGGCCGAGTTTATTAGAAAGGCCGGGATGGTTAAGATGAAAGGTTATGGCGAGACTATTGATAAGTGGGATAGGCATAATGACCCGTGGTGGGCGAAGTCTGAGTATGAGCTACTAGATATGGGTAAGTTTATGTCTGAGACTGGTTTTCAGAAACGTTACTGTCCCTATATTTGGATGAAGAATCAGACTACTGGAGTCTATCACTTGGAAGGGATTGACCCAAAATGTAAGACAATTGGAGAGGCGTTGGATTTTCAGCTTGGAATTAACGAGGAAGAGTATTCCATAGGAGGAATCAAATGAAGAAACTAGTCTATTTTCATGGTGAGGTTGCTGTAATTAGTGGTGCTAATAAGCCAAAGTCTGCGAAGAAGGTTGAGCAGAAGGATGGCCGATATATTCTGGCAAACTCTGAAATTTCAGGGAACCACCATATCCTAGTGGCCCAGGACGGTGTTGATGTCTATGAGGGAGTAGATGGGACTCTGTTTGTTCATGTCGAGGATGAGGCCCAGGTGAAGTGTGTATTGGAAGATCGACATGATACGCAGGTTCTTCCGGCAGGGGATTACATTGTTCGGCGGAAAGTTGAGTATGACCATCTGACCAATACTCCTAGAGTGGTGGCTGATTAAGTATGCTTGATAACTCTCAATAAGTTAAAACCTGTGAAAATATGTCACATCAATCAAGCTCATGGGAGAAGGTGCTTCGGAGTTTTGGAAAACGCACAAAGAAACCATCCTCGGACTCCACAAAATTCATACGGGTGGGAAATGACCGCTGAGGAGTTGAGGATTGAGGACTGCGAGAATCAGAGGAGAGTGATTGGATGAGTGAGCCAAATGGAGTACAGGAAATTCCATGCTCTGATTGTGGAATGGAAGTCGAACTTGATGAAAATGGTCTTTGTAAAGAATGTGCTAGGAGACTGAAATGAAGAATTGTCAAATCTGTGGAGCCAAGAATAGCGACCCTAATCAGAAGTTTTGCACAAAAAAGTGCAAGCAGGTAAAAATTGATAGAAACAAACCAATCTACAAAGCAATGTTAAAACGAGCTGAATATTTCCCATGTGGAAACTTTGGAGTGTCTTTTGACTATCAAGGAAATAGTGTATGACCAAAGACACTTCAGGGCCAGTTAGCCGAGGGAGCAAAATGAAAAAGCACACGATCTCAAAAGAATGGCTCAAAAAACACAACGCCTGCTCTGACGGCTACGAGTGGTCGCTCAATAAGCTAAATGGCAAAAAAATGAACGCCAAGAAGTTTATCCTCGAACTCTTTGATGGCAACCATTACCCTTGGGCCAACTGGGTGCTTGTGCGACTTTTTGACAAAACAAAGTGCGTCCAATATGCGATCTTCTGCGCGGAACAGGTGATTGATATTTACGAGAAGAAGTATCCTGACGATAAGAGACCACGGAAAGCGATTGAAGCGGCGAAAGAGTATTTAAGAACTCCAAACAAGAAAAATAATAGGGCCGCCGCCGCCGCCGACGCCGCCTATGCCGCCGCCGACGCCGCCACCGCCGCCGCCGATTCCGCCGCCAACTATGCCGCCGACGCCGCCGCCACCGCCGCCGCCACCGCCTATGCCGCCGATGTCGTCGATGCCGCCGCCACCGCCGCCTATGTCGCCGATTCCGCCTATGCCGCCTATGCCGCCAGCTATGCCGCCAACTATGCCGCCAATGCCGCCGCCAGAAAACAACTCCAAAAAACCTGTCTTGAGTATGGGATTAAACTCTTAGGAGATGGGGGGATGGGCCATGAATGAGTTGCGTCCGATGTTCCAGAAATGTCCCGTCTGTGATGGTCAAGGAATTATCTCTAAGCCCCCGTGGGTAGCGGGAGACCAACAGACTTGGGCAAACAATCGAACGTCTTATCCGTGCAAATGTTGTAAGGGCACTGGAATAATTCAAGAGACTTAAATGACCCCGAAGCGTCCGAGGAAGAGGAAGAAGTCTTGCACTACATGGCCTAACTGCGCCTGTATTTTGCGCGGGTATGTAAATATTATCGATAAGTGCGACAGGCGACCAAGAAAGACGAGGGATTATAAGAAATGAAATTTAAATGCCCGCTGTGTAAAAAGATTCTTCACAGAAACAAAAGAAATCTTGTAACCCGCATGTTTATCAAGAATGGGAAGTACGTTGGATTCTGTAATAAATTTGGCAAGGATGTTCTATGCAGGGAGGTTAAATGATCTCCGTCTATTGTACAAAGTGCCGCAAGGAACTCGATACTTCGGGGGCCATTGTGTTATCTCCTCCGACTGAGAACTACTGTGACAAAGTTTGGAAGTATCACGTTTGCGAGACATGTTGGACGGGACTCCAAAAATGGTTGAGAGTGGTATGAAGACAGCAAAAGATTTGACCTCGGTAGTAGACAATGACCAGCCGTGACTCAACCTACTACCATTTTATCTTGGACAATCATGACTCTTTCAACTTCCTGTATGACCCAGAAGAGGATATTTATACTCAAGAGGATGGGTATGAGATTAGATGAACAGCACAAATTTATGGCCAATGTTCATCTTTTTAGTAAGTCTTTATTTTAATATGAAAGGAATGGGATAAAAATGTGTAGAACATATAAAAAATTATTCTGTTTAAGACTTCTTGGTGTTGGAAACATGTTGATTGGTTTTTCAAAGTACGGAACTATAATTCAATTAATCATAGGTTCGTTCATAGTAACAATGACTTTTTTTATTGAAGATCATCGTTGGTTTTGCTCAAAATGTAATCCACCCAAAAGCAACATGGAGGAATTAGCCCAAATGGTTGGAAAACAAATGTTTATGGATTATCTTTAGGTGAAATTAATTTTATAAGATAAGCGGGGGTGTGGCAATGAAAAAGAGACTATTTTTTATATTAGCTGTGTTTTTAAGTGGGTCTGCATTCGCAGAAGACTCCGTTGATCTCGGCACAATCGTAATCAGTCCGACGAGGTTGTCCGAATCCAAATACTCGGTCGGAAAGTCGGTCGATGTTCTTGGGCCTGACGAAACCGTAAATGAGCGCATCATAGATGGATTTGTGACCATCCCCGGTGTGCGTGTAAAGCAGGCCAACGGTCTTGGTGGCCTCACAACGATCCGTGTCCGTGGCCTTCGATCAATCGACACGAAGCTCATGGTGGATGGCCTTCCTCTTCGTGACCCCTCGGATCCTCAAGGAAGCGCAAACCCTTTATGGCTCGACCTCATGGAGGGTGGAATTGGTCGCACCGAGATCACACGTGGAACCGGGAGCGCCCTTTACGGATCGGACGCCCAGGCTGGCGTGGTGGCCCTCTACACGAAGCGTGGCCACGGGGCACCGCGAGCCAATGGCGGGTTTGAGTACGGGAGTCGTGGGACATTCCGGGAATATATTGAGACCGAAGGCGTCTCAAAAGGGTTTGATTTTTACAACCGTCTTGGGCGCACGGACTCGGATGGCATCGACGCGCATGATGGATACGGAAACACGTCGTTTAATTCAAGGCTTGGTTATTCATGGGATGGTGGAGCACGCATTGAGACCACGTTTCTTGGATACAACGCTGACGGTGCGTTAAAACATTCGCCACTTGTAATCGGAGGCGTCACGTTAAAAGACTCGGCTGACGAAAATGATCGCCGGGAGAACGAGCTTCGTAATTACGGGGTTCATTTGTCCGTCCCGATTTCGGAGAGTATTAATCTGTCGTCCAGGATCGGGTATACCGACTCCGCCCGCAGGTTTCAATTTCTGCCGAACGAAGATGGAACGGGTTTTTACAATGATGGCGGATACAAGGGCCAAAATTTGGCGTTCGATGAACAGCTTGATTTCATCCACAATGACAATCTGACGACGACAATCGGATACCAACACGAGACCGAATGGCAGACGATCTTCGCCAAGTCGATCCCGGGCGGAGACCAGGAGCTTCAAAGCAGGTCAGGCAGAAACGAATATTTTGCCCAGGAAAGAATCGGCCTGTTTGATGAGAAGTGGGTTTCGACGATAGGGGCCAGGCAGTCTAACCCAGATCACACCAAGAGCCGCGCAACGTGGGATGCCGCCACATCGCTGTGGGTCGTCCCTGGAACCCACCTCAAGGCACACTACGGAACCGCATACCGCGCACCGTCTCTCTACGAGAAACACGGAGCCTTCCTGACCGAATGGGGCACGTTCAACGTGGGAAACCCAACGCTGTCCCCGGAAAGATCGACCGGGTACGACTTCGGCGCGGAGCAGAATCTGTCCGAGGATATTCTTGTCGGATCGACCTATTTCAGACACGACCTAATTAGTCAGATTGATTTTGTCGGGTTTGGGTATGAAAACATAGGTGGGCAAGGGCATACCTGGGGCGTGGAGAGCTTCGCTGATTGGAAGCCCGCTGATGGTTTAAAAGCTCGCGTCTCGCACACCTACACGCAAGCCCTCGCGGAAGGCACTGGCTCTTTTGATATCCCAAAGAACCAGTGGGGCGGCGAGGTCGAATGGAAATCAGGGAAGTTCACCGCATGGACACGCGGAACGTACATCGGGCCGCGGACTGTCGGAATATTTAACCTGGACACCTTTCTGACGGACAAGATACACGAAGACGCGTTTGTGCGTGTTGATGCCGGGGCGTCTTACGAAATAGCAAAGGCCGTTCAGGTTTACGGACGGATTGAAAATATCTTCGACGAGGGGTACACGGAGTCAGGATTTCGTACGCCAGGGCTTGGGGTGTTCGGCGGGGTAAGGACGGAATTTTAATAGTCAAATGTTGGACGAAGTCGCTTGGCGCGGCGTGGCATGGCAAGGCAAGGCAAGGCAAGGTTTTATTAAAAAAGGAGTGTTAAATGGACGCTAAAAAAGACCTAACCCTCACCTGCCAGGTCTGCTCTAAAGACTTTGTTTGGATGGCAGACGAGCAGAGGAAATTCGACAAGTTGGTCGCCGATGGAAAGTGGAAGGTGTCCACCCCACCCACTCGGTGCCCGGCTTGTCGGTGTAGACGTGTCCCCATGCGTGCAGGGTCATACCTTAACACCGAAGCGATTATGGAGTTTGTACAAGAAGTCGAGACAAAGAAAGGATATAGACGCAGGGCTGATTTGGTATTAAGGCATTTATTCGAGGAAATAGCCGAATGTTCGTCAGCTCTTTGGAAATACGAGGAAGAAGCCGAGGCCATGATAGACAAACTTCCTGCACCGATAAAGATCGCACGTGAGCTTGTCGATATCATTTCCTTATCGTGTTTGATGGCCGATATTTTGGGAATTGATTTAAACGAGGCAGTACGCTGGCGGATGAGAGAAGTATTTCAACAATACGGGATTGAGGACAGGGAGAACCCAACAAAATGAGTGAATATCTAAAATCAAAAATAGCCAGAGTCCAAGACTTCCCAAAAAAAGGAATCTTATTCTACGACCTCACGCCAATATTTTCGGATGGTGCCGCATTCAGCGAGCTAATCCTACAACTAGAAAAGCTCGCGCATCGATTTATGCCATTCGATAAAATCGTCGGGATCGAGGCGCGGGGCTTTATCGTCGGTTCGGCCCTTGCCCTGGCCTGTGACGTTGGGTTCGTCCCGATCCGTCGATGCGGAAAGCTCCCGGGCGTGACACACCGCATAGCTTACGACCTGGAATACGGCCAGGGGTGTATCGAAATCCATCAAAATGACATTATGCCGAGCGAGAGAATCCTAATCGTGGACGACATTCTGGCCACGGGTGGGACGGCGTTCGCGGCGGCGGAGCTTATCCGCGACTGCGGGGCGCAGGTGGCAGGATTTATTTTTGTCGCCAGCATTGCAGGACTGCAAAAAGAACCGATTGCCGAACCGGACAAAATCGCGTGTTTGATGGAGTTGCCATGATAACGACAGTTCTGTGGGTTGTGTTGGCTGTGCTCACCATCCATATTTTTTTGAGCATCACGGTAATAATCCGTATTCAAAAATTGAGTCAGGAACTTAAAGCATTTAATAATGTCCTCGAATGTATTTTCAGACATAATTTTATGTCAGGAAAAGAAGTGGACGACGCTGACTGGTGGAGGAAATGATCCTCCTAATCCTCCCCACTCAGTATGAATTCAATATCCTCCAATTCATCATGCCTGAAAAATTAAATGGAAAGGTTGTGATCCAGTCGCCGGGGATGGGAAAGCTACGGACGCTTGGGTGCCTTTACGAATCATTGCATAAGTTTGGTTCGCTCGAATGGGTGATTTTGGCCGGGTATGCCGGTTCATTGAACGAGAAAGAATTACCCGCAGGGAAAAAGGTGCAGGCCGAGTTTTTCCGTGAGGGGGATTTTGACGCAGGCGATTTTGAAAGCGACGCAGAACATGAAATACCTAAATGTGGGGAACCCGGCCCAACGATATTTGATTTTGATTGGAAAATAGTACCGTTCATCTCGCAGGACAAATTCTTAAAGACCGACCCATATGGCTATTTTGACGCTTGTGCGACAGACATGGAATCTTTCGCTGTTGCAAAGTTTTGTAAAGCGCACGCAATCCCGTACTCAGTCGTCAAGGTGATCTCGGATATTGTTGGGAACACGTCAGAGGATTATTTTAAAAAGATGGCGGTGGAACTTGCGGACAAAATGAACGAACAAATAACGCTGGCTTTGATGGCGGTGGGGGATGTTATTTATGGGCCAAGCCCAGTTATTCTAAAGACAGAAATAAGTGAAGATTGGGAGGATGATTAAAATGCTAAACCTTTTCGCCCCTTCAAACGCTTTGGGTGTCGGCACACACGCGACCAACTTCGGCTATGCACTTGAAAGGGCAGGCATTGAAATTACTTTGATCCCACCGTTCGGCTCAATCTCCGTCCATAACGAATCCATATACCGTTGGCTTAAAAACCGTGAGACATTCGACCCAAAGAATCCAAGTCTTATGATTTTTGACTCAGGTTTTTTAACACAATTTTCAGGAACGCCAAGAATCGGCTTCGTCGTGACTGAAACAGATGGGTTTGATCCGGTTCAACTCGCAGCCATAAAATCTCTCGATGCTGTTTTAGTGCCATCCGAATGGGGAAGGCGTGTGCTAAGAATGCACGGTATAGAATCTCAAGTTGTGAACGAAGGGTATGACCAAAATGAATTTCATATAGCTCCCACACCAGATGGAATCATAAAATTCTGCCACATCGGAAAATTTGAGGTCAGAAAGGGATCAATGCAAGTCTTACAATGTTTTTTCGATGCTCTTGAAAACGAAGATGCGATTCTTGAAATGCACTGCGAGAATCCATTTAAAGAGGATTGGTCTGGAGAAGTTTTCCGATGGCTTAATTCTTTGGGTTTTAGATATAAGGGTACCGGAATTTATTCCCAATCAGTTTATATGCCTGACAGCACTTGGACAAGAGCAGGACTCAAAATAGAATTACGATCTTCCCAGGCCGAGAATCTCGCCGCCGTCTACGCCGGTTCCGATTGCGGAATCTTCCCATCAAGGGGTGAAGGTTTTGGTTTGCCAATCCTTGAATGTCTCGCAACTGGCGTCCCATCAATCGTAGGCAACTGGACAGGTCAATCAGAATATCTCGGTGATTCGTACCCAAAAGAATTGACACTTGAGAATTTTTACTCCGAACCCGCCAATGACGGAGTGTGGTATCACGGCAATCGTGGTAATTGGAACGTACCGAATGATGCGGAGCTTATCGAGAAAATAAGATGGTCTTATCACAACGTCCGTGAATTCAGGTCTACAAAACAATGGGCTATGGAAACGGCCCGGCTCAGAGAATACACTTGGGATGCCGCCGCGAGCCAGTTCGGAAAACACTTTACAAGTATTCTTTAAAGTCATAAGCTTAAACTTATGCGAAACAAAGTAAAAACCATGCAAGACAAAACACCTGCTGATATCAGATGCTCCGCCTGTGCAAAAATTATAGTCCCGGCCCACCGCACGGAATCTTACCGGGAGCGCGACCTACAAGAAATTATCTCAAGACACAAATGCTCGTTGGCAGGACACTCCAAAAGAGATTTTGAGGAAACTAAGGAAGAAGAGGAAGAATGATTGTCCTAAGAATTATAGTATTTCTTGGCGGGCTCTGTTTATTCCCAGCAGCGCTAATTGTCGATATCATTGGTTTATTTTTTTGTTTTAAACCATCAGCAGCGATTTTATGCTTAACAACAGCGTTTGAAAAAGAATAATCTATGAGCGAAAGAAAAACAAGGACGATCTCTTATGCGGCGACGGATGACATCTGGTTTTGTCGACTCAAGAAAGATGGTAAAAAACAGGGCCGTCCAATGTCCGTTCACCTGCTTTGGGTTATCCGGGATCATTTTTCTAGGCAACGAATATTGGAACGGATAAATAAAGAAAATCGTGGATCGTGGGAGAAGCACTGATGAGCCAGCCAAAAGACCCGATTGAAGAGCGAGACATTCTGAAGTTTTTGGATTGCCTCGATGATCCGAGAGTTCAAAAGAAAATATTGTCGATCACGAAAATGGAAGTTATGAGAATGTCCGGTATCATGGAGGGTCAAAAAAATGCCAATCCAAAGGGCTGAGAATCAAATCTGGGCTGTTTACTCGCACCTACCTGGCGGCCAACTGGTGGCCATCCACTTTGAAGACATCAAGAAAAACAAAAAGGTCGGCGAGAATATCGAAGAAGTTTTTATTACGGCGAAGGAACAACTGGAAGGATTTAGGAAGGCTCCACACGTGGCTCTTTGTATGAAAGACCCGGCAACAGGAGAAAAAAAACTGACCAAAAACGAAGTCTTTGTCTACGACGGCCCTGGAGCATCAGACCTTTGGCGAAACAAACGGGCAGGAAATGTAGTCATCGACTACGCAAAGAAGAAGGGCATCGTGCCTATCGCCGCGTCAAAAGACCAAAAGGGCGACGACCCAAAGACCTATGAATATGACAAGCGGATCGTGGCCATCGAAACACGAATCGATGAGCAAGACAAGAAGCTCGACCGTATTCTTGAGGCTGTTGGAAGAAAATGAAACGCCTCATCATCGAGATTGACGACGAAATCTTTGATGAAATCGAAACATCCCTGACGGAATTTATAAACGAAATGCACACGGAAGACGTTTTGTCACAAAAGATTATTATCACAAAGGAATGATGCGGCCCACTCGACGCCAACAGATCCAAAAGGGCATGATAAAAGCAGGGGCATTGTTTTTTTTGTTTTGTGCACGAGTCTCACTTGCGGCCGAAGCATCTATTGGTTTGGTTCCGGGTATTGATGTCCCAACAAGACAAGAAGCCAAACAACCTGGGATATTTTACGCGGCAGACGTTCAAGTTGAGATCGAACACGGAGGGACAAGAGAACATTACTCCGAGATCATGCCGATTGGCTCAACTACGGCAGACGTTCTTTCAAAAAAACACCACGTGAAATATGGAAAAATATGTGCCGATGAATACGGGGTTTTGTCTGTGGATGGGATTGGGAACTATTCCGAAGGCCGCTACTGGATTGTGTCCGTCAATGGGGATTATGCGAACACGAATGCGCACACAATTCTAAAATCAGGCGACAATGTAAAGTGGAAATACGTTTCTGTTGAGAGTAAAAAGAGATAGAGTTTTAAATCTTACGGCAACAGAAGCGTATTTGATTTGGAGGGCCTTGTGTCGTCCGGGTACTCAGGCGTCTCAAATATTGACAGTCAGAATATATCGCCTGCTAACCAGTGAGGAAATGGATGGATTCTATGATAGATTTGATCCTCCACGAGAAGGCGAGAAATTAATGCGAGGCGCAGCGCCGCCAGAAAAGAAAGTATAAATATGGATATCCTGATCCCGCAAGGCCCACAACAAAAAATTACAATACCCGATCCGTATAACGATGCCCCACTAACTGCCCGCGTAAAAGCTCTTGAGGATTGGGTAGCCGCTCACAGCGTGGTCGCGCCTCTGCCAATCTCATCCGATATCTACGGCCCTGGAAACGCGTGGGGAACAAAACAAACTGGAATTGTATTAAGCCCGCAGTCCTCAGCATACAAAACAAAACTGACCGCCTATCTGAGAAGCACAAACGCTTGGATAAACGGGGTCGGATTTGGGCCACCGATCTACTTTGTCACATCGACAGACCCGATAATTAAATTTCAGCTTCCAGTCTCAAGTCCTATCGACACAGAACTTCGAGCGGGTATTCACGTCCCTTCAAAATTCGCGGCATCCCCAGGAACCGACGGGCATGTCTGCATCATTGACCTTTCGGCAAACAAAGAATACGACCTTTGGCAGGCCAAGCCCACTACGACACCGGGAATATGGACTGCCGCAAGCGGTGGCATTTTGCCGAGTGTATCGGTATCTGACGGCACACTGGCCCGCCTAGTCTATTGGAACAGTGCCACGGCCACGCATTTGCCACTGGCAGGAGGAGTGGTTAGGAAGGTACACCTAGAGAGTGGAATCATCCCATGTGCCTTGGCCTTCGCAACCCCAAATTGCGCGTCTGGCTTTGTTTACCCGGCGAAATCCTCGGACGGCTCAGACCCGACATCGATTCCAGCCGGAACCAGGTTTCGTTTTCCATTGTCAGTTTGGATTAATCCCGCGTGGACGCCACTAACAAAAATGCTCGTTGTCGCTGCAAGGGATTACGGAATAATCTTGCGCGATACCACGGGCGGGTCAGCCACTGTTTTTTATGTTGAAGATACCACCCAATACGGAATCACAAGCACGGATGCTTTCCTCGCTCCGTACCTTGCCGGAAAACACATCTGGGATGTTGTTGGAACCAAGATAGCCGATGGGGAATTTCCGTGGTCGCAATTAGTCGTGTACATATAAATATGTTATAATATTTTTACTAGGGCTCGAACGCCGGAGGGGTGCTTGGCGTGACTATGCCGCGGGAGAGACCACGGTGTTTTTGTTTTATCCCGCCTTTTATGTTATTCTTTCCATGCGACCGTAGATTACGGAGAGTGACCACAGTGCCGGATATACAAAAGCCGTCTAGTTCTGCGCCATACATCCTCGCTCTCCTCAAAGACGGAAAGATCGAACCTAAAAAGATTAATGCCCATCAGCGTCGCGTCTGCGTCCGATTCCTATTACAGAAGAAAAAATACACTCAGGTTGAGATAGCCGAAATCCTTCACGTCCCACCCGTTTACGTCTACCGAGACAAGATAAAAATTCAGGAACAAAATTCATGGATGCTTGACGAGCTGGATGAGAGAAAGATAGCGTTTGACATCATTCAAACGGCAGAGTTCGCGTCAGCCGCGCTTTTTAGAAATGGAAAACCGAAAGAAGCTTTTGATGTCGAAGCAAAAGCAGTTGATATTTTACAAACACTCGGATATTTAAAACGCACAGCGATTGAGTTCAAAGGCCAGATAGAATTACAGGAGATATTAAAACTTGGAAACACCCCGGACACAGAGGATGAAACCCTCCTCAGTGAAAGAGCAGGTCAGGGCCGTAAGAATTTTATTACGAACGGAGCCTCTTAACTTCGCAAGAACGATGCTTGGAATCCCAGAGGTCAACCTTTGGGCAGGCGCGAAAGAAGTTATTAACTCCACGTTTAAGAATAGGCGCACGGCAGTCCAGGGGGCAAACTCCATGTCCAAGGACTGGGCAGCGGGGATTTGTGTCCTCACCTGGCTATTCCGTTTCCCTTTCAACTCCAAGGTTATCTGTACAGCCCCGACGAATGACCAGGTAAAAAAAATCATGTTCGGGGAGATAGCCAAGCAATTTCAAAACCTAAAAGATCACAGCCCTTGGTCAACAAATGAATGCGTCTTAACAACCGAACAGCTTACCTTTGGCCCCGATTGGTATGCGTTTGGGCGAACGACAAAAGAGACGCATGGCCTGACTGGGAAGTTCCAGGGTTTTAAATCCCCCCACCTATTAATTATAATTTCAGAGGCCCAGGCCGTTGAAGACGCCATCTACGATCAGATTTATGGCTTGGCGTCCGGTGGCGAGCCACACATCCTAGAAATTGGAAATCCCATGTCTCCGCAAGGGAGGTTTTGGGAGCACTGCACTCAACCCCGTTTTGGGTACAACGTCATCAAGCTATGCGCTCTTGATAGCCCGAATGTTATTGAGCAAAAGGAAATCATTCCTGGTATGGCAAACCAGGAATTTATCGACAGCGTCATAAATGACTGGGGCAAGGATCACCCGTTTTATTACTCCCGCGTGTTGGGAGAGTTCCCTCAATCCTCCGCCGATTGTATTATTCCGATTGAGTGGATCATGGCCGCGGTGGATCGTGAACTTGAAGGCAACGACGATCTGCGTGTAGCCGGGTGCGACGTATCCAAGGGCGGCACGGCTGAGACCGTTCACCAGGAGCTTGTTGGGCGCCTAGCTTTACCTTGCCAAGCCTTCCACAAGGTGGACATCAACGAGACGGTGGGATGGGCGAAGAACCTTATCAAAACCGATGGGGTCAAGCTCTACGGAGTGGACGAGGGCGGGCTCGCCGGCATTGCCGGGTTTTTGGAAGAGGCTGGTCTCCCCGTGGCCCGAATTATGTTCGGCTCAGCGGTCGAGGACTCAGAGGACTACGATAACCTCGCGGCGAAGATGTACTGGACGCTCCGAAAAGCATTTGAGCCAAACTCCCAAACGCCTATCTCTATTCCGAACGACCGAATCCTTATCGGACAGCTAGCTGGAAGACAGTATGAATACACGAGTCGGGGCAAACGAAAGATCAAGCTCAAAACAAAATCTCAGAATATCCAAGAATCACACGTCATGTTCGACAGATCAGACGCCCTTGCCATGGCCTGGTGGATGAGAACGCGGATGATAAATTCTGGCGAAACAGCGATAGAAACAGGCACGACCGATTCGATGGAGCTACAGCAGACAATCGAGCGGGCCGGAGCATACCGAGGAGATCAAGCCGAAGAAATGGTCGGCGTTGGCGATTCGGACGTAGCGAGCGGTAATAGTCATGCCCCGGACTTGGATTAAAAAGGACAAATGGATCCCTATCAAATAAACAGGCCCCTCTCAGCACGCGGAGCACAGTCCCAAGAACCCGCCAAGATAGAAAAAGACATAGTCACCCAGGAGATATCATGGAGCGAGGGCGATTGGATTCGTTCTATGGTGGCCTATGGAGGGAACCCTGATCCTGTAGTTCGTAAGAAGGGCATCCAGATTTACAAAGAAATGATGGAGGACGACCAGGTAAAAGCCTGTATTGAAATCCGAAAACAGTCCCGCCTTTCGACCCCGTGGAATATCGTCGCCGCGGACGAGTCTACGGAAGCCCAGATGTACAAAGATTATATTCTCCACGTCCTTGAGCGCATGGAAGGAACATTCGAGAATGATTTATACGATATTTATTCTGCCATCGATGTGGGATTCAGTATTTCCGAGCTTATATTCGAGCTTCTACCCGATGGAGAATTTGAGGGGAAGATGGGGTTAAGGGCGATCAAGACCCGTGACCCCCTTCACTACGATTTCAAAACGGATGTGTACGGAAACCTTCTTGGGATTGTTTATTCCGGCGTCGGTGCGAACCTCATCCCAGCGTCAGGTGGATCACAGCAAACTTTCGGGCCGATGGCAGGCACGCAGAGCGGGTTTGGAAATAACAATAACCCATTCCCGAAGGACAAGTTTGTCATCTACTCGTACAATGCACAGTACGGAAATTATTATGGTCGGTCTGATCTTCTCGCCGCCTTCCGGTCGTGGCTTTCTAAAAAGCACGCGATGAAATTTTGGAACATCTGGCTTGAGCGGTATGCCGCCCCGTTCCCGGTGATTACGGTTGACCCGGATCAAATCCAGAAAAAAGGCGTGATGAATGAGTTAGATAATTTTATCCGAAATCTGTCAGCTAAGGCAGGCATCCGCGTTCCAAAGGGTGTCACTATCGACATCAAAGAGGGTCAAGCCGCCCGGAGCGCCGTCTACGTCGAGGCGATCAACATGCACAACCGACTCATGTCTCATGCTATCCTCGTGCCGAATCTTCTTGGATTTACAGGAGACCAAGGAAGCGGCGGAAGCGGCGGGTCGTTTGGTCTTGGACAGAAACAGTTTGACGCCTTCTTCTGGGTGCTCGACAAGATGGGGCGTGACACGGCAGAGGACATCGTCGGCGAGCAGATCATTAAGCGTCTCCTAAACCTATCGTTCCCAAACGTCAATCCAAACCTCGCCCCTCGGTTCAAGTACGAGGAAATCAACGAAGAATCGATTACCGCACGCGGGAAGATCGTGGACATGTTGGCCCGTGGTGGATTTGTGAACCCAGCGGAGGAATGGATCAGGGAGTTTCTTACCATCCCCAAGATGGACGCAGGGACAATCCTACCAGTCCCACAGTCGCTTTTGGGGCCGTTTGGGGGCGGTGACGCCAAACCTGGCACGCAGGGGCCTCCGACGCCCGATAGCCCAACACCGGCCAAGGAAAGCGATAAGACGGGCAAGATACCGGAGGGGTCGAGCGCCGAACCGAATAAGCCTGGCAAGGAACTGGCTTCAGCGGTCAAATTCATCGTCCGTTCCCCAAACAAGTTTGAGGCGAAGCTCATGGTCAAAGACTTCGAGCATAAAATAAATACTCTTGAGAAGGCATTCTATCTGTCCATCGAAGCCGAGATGGTAAAAATCATGGATAGGGTCGTCTCGTGGGTAGAAAAGAAAGACATCATCGCTACCGGCAATCCGAAGCTGGTCCATGAAATGCCGATGAACGTCTCGGACTTAAAAGAGACGCTTAGGTCATGGCTTATTAAAATTCACTTGGATTCCAAACTCCGCCTCTTAGAAGAGCTTGGTCGTTCTGGTGTGAAAGTCCAGATAACCAAGAAATTCGCAGATTCACAAGACCCGCCATTTGAATCCTGGGAGCCACTTCCTCCGACTGAGGCGATCACGTTCTTTAACAAGAAAGTGAACGCCACGATAGAGGATGTAAATGGTATCAAGGTATTGCTTACTCTCGCCGTGAGGAAGGAGCTTGCCTACTATGACTCGAAAGCGTTCTCAATCTCAGGTATTGTACGCGATGATATTTTAAACGACGCGAAGGCAGTTATCTTAAACGCTATCAAGCGTCAAGATTTGACCGGCGGCATAAAAGACCTAAAGAGTCTGTTTACGAAATACGTGGACACCGGACTCATGGTAGATGGAGAACTTCTCGCGCCTGGCCGTCTCTACACCATCATCCGAACGAACATGGGAGAGGCAATAAACGAAGGGCGCCGATCGATGATGGAAGACCCTGATGTGCAGGGATTCGTGAATTATTGGTTGTATAGTGCAACTCTCGATGATTTAACTACGGATTATTGTATTTGTATGGACGAAAAGATATTCAGGATAGAGGATTTGCCACTTCTTATCCCAATTGCCCACTACAATTGTCGTTCACTCGCAGTCCCAATCACAAACATTGAAGTTGAAAGAAACGGTGTTGAAGTTTCCGAGCCATGTCCCGGACGTATGCTCGGATTCACCGACATCAAACGTGAGCCAGTAAATATACTGGACTCACAAGCACTCGAAGCCCCAAAGCCGATAGACGTGGCAGTGGTTCCAGCCGGCTCAGACCTGACTCCGGCTCCACGCTCTGCCAAAGACCTAGCCAATGAGCAAAGTTTACGCGAGGAGATGTCTCAGCTTATTACCCGTTGTCCTTACACGTCGTGTTGGTCGGACAAAATCCACATCACAGGCGGGAAGTTCAACATCGCCGAGTTCGTGTGCGATAAATGCTCCATGCCTTTCCGAGTCTCATCCAAAGGCGATCTCTATCTCTATGATGCCGGTGTAGATAAATGGGAACGCACGACACTTGGTCTCATGCCGCAGTATTTCAAAGAGAAATTAAGGTTCAGGAGCATCCGTGTCTGACACGCGGATTGTCAGCGGTGGGCAAAATGAGACGCCAATAACCGCACTTCATGTGCGCCCTCTCGCACGTGCCAATGCCATCCCCGTCCTACTCGTCAATATCTCCGGAGACGTCTACAACGCCCTCGGAGCGGGCGGGGCATCCTCCAACGTAAATTTAAATCAGGGGGTCGGCACCGCGGCTGACGTAAACACTGGCAACGCGAGCGCGGGAACTTTGCGCGTCGTCCTGGCGACGGATCAACCGACCGTCCCAGTCTCATTTCCAGGTGGTGTCACAAGCACTCAAGCCGGGGCGTGGGCCGTCGCGGTCACGGGCGACGCATCTACCAAGCCGTTAGCAGGACAAACCTGGCCTGTCTCTATCGCGGGAACGGTGAATGTCTCCGGGGCAACCAGTGCGAACCCAGTCGGTATTTCTGGCGACGTTCTTGTGCGTGGTGGAAACGCCCTCGCTGTCAAAGTGGATGGCTCGGCGGTAACCCAACCTGTTTCCTTCCCTGGCGGTGTTTCAATCGGCATCGTGACGGCGCCAATCGGTGTTTCGGGCGACGTATCAACCACTCCGAAGGCCGGGCAGACGTGGCCTGTCCGTGAGCAAGGTGTTGTCGGTGTCCAAGTAGTCGGCGGTGGTACAAACCGTGTTTCTATATCTGGCGATACGTTAGCGGTCACTCAACAAAGTGCTTGGGCGATCGCTGTCACCGGTGACGTTCTCCTGAGAGCGAACCCCGGTGTAATTATAGGCCAAATCGGAAATGTCGTCGGCGTGAACGTGGTCGGTGGTTCCATTGGGGCCAGGATCAGCGCATCGGGCGATTTAAATGTCGTGCCGTCCACAACAAATTTCAAGCCGTTCCCGACAAGTGGCGACGGAAGAATAATGGACGGTGTTAGCCCGTCCATTGCGGCCACAGTAAAACAATTTTTAAGATCGAATCCTTTGGTCGTCGCTCTGGCAAATGCCTCCGGTGATATTTATAACGCGCTTGGAGCGGGAGGCGCGGCGAGCAATGTGAACCTAAACCAAGTTTCAGGAAACACGACCTCGGTCGGGGCAGGCACAACAGATACGGGAACTCTCCGCGTCGTAATCGCAAGCGATGATACAGTGGCTGTATCGTTTCCAGGTGGCGTGTCGATAGGTGCCGTCACCGCCCCGATTGGAATTTCTGGAGACGTTTCAACAAAACCCTTGGCAGGACAAACCTGGCCGGTCTCGATAGCCGGTTCCGTGCCGGTAACCTTCTCCGGGCAAATAGGCGTTCAGGTGATTGGCGGCTCGATAGGCGCGAGGGTTTCAGTCTCAGGCGACCAACTACCCGTAAGCCAACAAGGGGCATGGGCCGTCGCTCTTACGGGGGACACGGTAAATCCGATCAACACAAGGCCCGCCGGCGGACAAACATGGCCCGTGCGCGAGCAAGGCACCGTAGCAGTCCAGGTCATAGGTGGGTCGGTCGGTGCCCGCGTGAGTATTTCTGGTGACACGCTTCTCGTTAATCAACAGGGCGCGTGGGGTGTGGCAGTCACAGGCGACGTTCTCCTTCGAGCCAATCCATCAACAAATATAGGAACCGTGACTGTCGCAACACCGGTCGGTGTACAAGTTTTGAACCCTGGCGGTCGCGTGTCCATATCCGGCGACTCCCTCAATGTTGTCCCTCAAGGCGTGGCAGGAGTTTATATCACAGGAGGCACTGGCCACGGCACGGTCGGAGTTTCAGGCGACGTTCAATCCAAACAGGCTGGCGCTTGGGGTGTAGCTGTCACCGGGGACGTTTTGCTACGCGCAAATCCTGGGGTGAATATCGGGAACGTAAGTCTCGCCGGCGTTCTTGGGGTTCAGATCGTAGGTGGCGGGACAGCCCGCATTTCTGTTTCAGGGGATACGCTTCCCGTGTCTCAACAAGGCGGGTGGGCTACTGCGATAACAGGCGACGTGTTGTTGAGGGCAAATCCTAACACCATCATCGGACAAATCGGAAATACTCTAGGTGTAAACGTGATTGGTGGCTCTGTAGGTGGCCGTGTCTCGATATCCGGTGACTCGTTAAACGTAATCCAGCAAGGTGTGGTCGGAGTCCAGATAGTCGGTGGACAATCTGGCGGCTCGACTGGTGTGTCTGGTGATGTGCAAAGTAAACAAGCCGGAGCATGGGCGGTAGCCATAACGGGCGACGTTCTTTTAAGAGCAAACCCGACTACGGTAATCGGACAGCTTGGCGGAACCGTCGGAGTGAATGTCATCGGAGGATCGATCGGGGCGAGGATAAGTGCATCGGGTGATTTGAGTGTCATCCCGTCAACAACGATCTTCACACGTTTCCCAGTAAGCGGCGATACCAGACTTATTGACGGTGTTGACCAGAGTATCAAAACAACGGTATTCGATTACACACGGTCTAATCCTCTCGCGGTTGCGCTTGTAAACGCTTCCGGTGACACATACAATGCCTCAAATTCAGTGGCTGTTATTTTAAATAAAGCTGGGAGAGTTTCAGGAGCGGGCTCAACATCCATCATTGCGGCTGTCGCAGGAAAAAGATTGAAGGTTTTATCATACTCTTTGCAAGGTGATGGGGATAACGCCAGAGGATTCTTTGCGTCTGGGGCATCAGGAACCCAGCTCACGACAGAATGGGAATTGGCGTCACGAGAAGGTATTGTAAAACAGGTCAACTCAAACGGAGGCGAGTTTCTTTTTGCAACGACGGCAGGCGCGGCTCTTAGTTTTGAATCAAGCTCTACTAAACCTATAAAATATGATGTGACCTACCAAGCGGATGATGCTTTCTAATGGCAACGACGATTGAAATTCCCTTAGAACTTTCCGTAGTCAATCCGACCAATGCCAACGCCTATTGGACACTTCAAAACGGGCCGCTTTGGTACGAGGCACGTTATAGATTCGACCGCTTTGCAAATCCATCAATGCCTTCCGGTGAAGGACTCATGGTGTTTTCAGGAAACATACCTAAGAATGTCGCGGGAACCCCTGCTTGGGATTTAGTGCTTCACCATGTAAATGCTTCTGGGTCGGCCGGGATGGTTCTTTTACATATTTCAGCCGAGACGCAACCGACTGGAGATACACCGGATATCCCGGTTGTCATCGTTCCGAATAAATTATTGGGAGTTGGTGCGTCTGGTGATGAGAATGTTTCCGTCATGTCGTCTCTTGCGGGTGTAGCGAGTTTCGATGCACAGCTTCCAGTGGCCGCCAGTGATCGCCTTGTGATTATTATGAGGCGCGAGCCGCTTGGCACATCTGGCGATACGCTCAAAGGAGGATGGGATTTGACGCTTCCGCCGCTTCTTAGGATAGACGTTTCCTAGTGTCCAGATTCTTTGCTGGTGGAGCATCAACCGATAGCGTGAATTGCGGAGCCCTGGATGATGTCCTTTTAGAAAACCAACCCCTGACAATATGTATTTGGCTAAACCAATTTGGACTTGGAGCAGGGGCAGGCAATTCAAGAATAATATCCAGGGGGCTTAATAATTCCAATGGATTTGATCTTAGAGCAGATCAGGGTGGCGGGGCAAATGGCGCATTGTATTTTGCGATAACAGGAGGAACGGAATTAAATAGAGTCGGAACAAATACGGATGTTGTCTACAATATATGGCAATTTTGGATTGTCACCCATACGGGGTCTTCCATAGCAACGGATATCCATATGTATAAAAATCTGTTAGAGGTGAATTATTCAGCGAAGCAAGACGGGGTGTCTCCATCGGATAATTCCAATACATCGTTAATAATTGGAAATACGGCAAATCTGATAAGGCCCTATTACGGACTGATGGCATACCTTCAAATATTCAATAGAGTGATATCTGGGAATGAGTTTATACGGACGATGGTTTATCCTGGGTCTGTCACGAATGGGCTAAAAAGATTATATCTCCTAAGCGGGGTAGGATCATTTGAGGGAGATTATAGTGGAAATAGACAACATGGGGCGGTCACAGGAACGAAATTCTTTAATTCGGGCCCACCGATAAATGGTATCTATCTTCCTCGTGGTTTCTCCCGTCATGCCTACGTCGTCCCAGCCGCCGCTCCAGCACCAGCAATAGTTTCGACCGGACGTAAAATAACCCGTAACCTTGTGGGAGTCGGACTCTGACAAAAGGAGGTAGTTAAATGCAAGACAATAAATACAACGTCGGTGATGAAGTCTGGTTCTATGAGAACAACCGTCTTTTCAATGCCTACATCGCCTCGTGGCAACTCTTATCAGGAAACCTAGAGTACGAATACAATCTGATATTAAGCGAGGACATCCGTTGTAGAAAGATGGAGTCTGAACTGTTCCAAGAGAGGCAGTCGGCATCGGATAAGATGTCTGGCATCGTAGGAAAGGCAGACCCGATTATATAATTATTTGTAAAAAGTAAATAGCGTATGATACACTTTTAACAAGTGGAACCTGACCGCGTCCACTTATGATTCCTAGACAAAGGAATGAAACATGTCGTGGTCTCCACACGAAGCAGATAAGCACATAAAAGGTTTGGACGAGAAGCAAAAAATCCGGTGGGCCTCCACCGTAAATGGCGTTTTAAAAGACCTCATTAAGCGCGGCGTGAACGTTTATGACGCGCAGGCCAAGGCAATCAGGATAGCAAATTCAAAGTTTACCTCACAAGTTAGCTTCAACCCAGTCATCCCTCCGAACGTCAATTTTAATCTGAATTTTAATGGATCGGGTATCCCCGCGGCCCCTATCGCTGTAGCCGACGAAGAAGTCGAATCAGCCGACGCTGATATCCAGGACGTTGGGGATATCGCCTCGGATGAGCTGTGGCTTACACCGGACAAATTAGAAAGACTGAAAAACAATATTTCTATTTGTACCGAATCTGGTGGAGACGCGGACAAATGTCTTGAAGCGGCCCTGGACAAAATGAAGCGTGGCATCGGTTTTGAGATGAAAGCCATGAAGATGATGGAGGACTGTCCAGACTGTAAATCTGCGATGGCCGAATGCGCCGCAAAGGGCATGTCGGAGGAAGAGTGTAAGGCGGTCGTGATGGACAAGATGAAAAAAGAAATGACACGGAAAGAATTTTCCGAGTTACGCGAAGTCCACGAGATGGAGATTTTCCGTTCTGGAACCCATAACGGGGATGATTTCAGCGAAGCCGATCTCCAGGAAATGGCGGACAACTTTAAAGCTCTGAAAGAGGACTTGAGGCCCAAACTCAAAATCACACACGCGGAAGATTCGACGCAGGAGTCACTAGCTGGCCTCGCATCATACGGCGACGTAGTGGATGTTTTCATAAAGACAGACTCAGACGGGAAGAAGCGTCTATTCGCCAAACTCTCCCGCGTGCCACTTGAGGTCTACGACTGGATAAAAGAGGGCCGGTTTGCGGAGAGGTCAATCGAGCTTTACCCGGAGTTTAAGCTCGGCACGAAGGACGACTCCCCGATCTACAAAAACGTTTTGAAGGCTATCGCCCTTCTCGGCCATCAAATGCCCGCCGTCACCGGCATGACTCCGATCAAACTGGAGGAGCGTTTTGAATGTCAGGGCACGGCGTGCTTCAGGGAAAAGGTTTCAGAGACAAAAATATTATTTGACCACGATCTAAAGTTTCGTATGTTTGAACAAACCATCGAATTTGAACGCAACAGAATTGCAGTATAGACCTGCAAAACGCGAAGGGCGGTGAATAAGACAATGCCTATGACAGACGCACAGATCGAATCGAAGTTCAAAGCCTACGAGGATCAGCTCGGGGGAATGAAAAAGGACTTCGAGGTTAAACTGGAAGCAGAGAAAGCGGACGCTCGCCAATGGAAAGAAACGGCAGAAAAAAGCGCGGTTGCTCTGAAGGAATTCGAGGCGAAGGCCAAGAAGTCCGACGAAGATCGCACCAAGGTTCTGGCCGAGGTTCGTAAGACGGAGATCAAGTCCTTCGTTGACACAATGAAGAAATCCGGCCAGATCATCCCCGCGCAGGAGGAGGCGCTTACGAAGCTCATGGAATCCATGACCTCGGAAGTGGCCGTTCATACCTTCGAGGCGAAGGATGGGTCAAAGACGGCACACACGCAGTATTCTTTGATGAAGCAATTCATCGAGAGCCTGCCAAAGCACAAGGCGTTCGTTTCAATGACGCCTGCAAATGGTGCCGTGCGTGTTCAGGTCGGACAGACGGATACGGAAGTGCATTACACGGACATCAAGCGCGGCGGAAATATTGTTACCGCGCAGGTGGACGATTTCGACATGGACGTAGAGGCGAAGATCTACATCGACTCCCAGGCCAAAGTCGGACGGGCTGTTTCATACGAGGACGCCCTTGTTGAGATCAGCCGCAGACAAAAGACGGCACAGGCCGCCTAAAAAGTTTCTCGGCCTTATGGGCCGAATTTAGTTTGACGGGGCACTGCTCCGATACCATTTTAAGTATTAAAAAATTAGCTTCAGAGAAATAGGAAGCAGAAAAAAACAAGGAGTTCTCCAAAATGCCACTTCGTGGTGACATTAATATCATGGAGGATACCTGGCAGGCAGACCAGGCCATATCGAAGTACCGCGTTGTGACCTACTCTTCAACACAGGGGTTTGTTACTCTCGGTACGGCGAAGGCCGCAGGCATCGCAGGTGTTATCCAGAACGCTACGACAGCGTCTGGCGACACCGTCCGCGTGAGACAACTTGGGAAGTCCCTGGTTGTTATCTCGGCGGCCGTTACAAAGGGAGTTCCTCTTATTCTTTCGGACTCGCAGGGTCGGGTTTCGAATTTGGGTGGAGCGACTGGTGACGGGATCGTCGGCGTCTCGGAAGAGGGTGGAGCAGGTTCTGCAGGTACCTCCGGAGACACTATCACTTGCTTCCTTCAGATCAGGAGGGCTTAACAAGTGCCGCAACTTACTGATGTACACGTAAATGCGCCACTGACGAACTTTGCCCTTCAGCTCCGCAATCGAGCATTCGTCGCAGAAGAGGTGTTCCCGGTAATCCCGGTGGTAAAGGAATCTGATCTTTACTACACCTTCTCGCGTGAAGAAATCCGGGATGTTGATACCCGGCGTGCTCAAGGAGCCCTGGCGAAGGAAATCGAGTGGGTGCCTTCTACGGCGACGTATGTCGCAGAGGAATATGCCCTTCGGCATCTCCTCACAGATCGTATCGTGGGAAACGCGGATGTACCCGTAAGACCGCGTCTTAACACAGTGGCCAAACTGATGAAGTGGATCATGTTGGGCCAGGAGAAGAGGATTCAGTCGATTGCCCAGGCGTCCGGTAACTCCGTCGCTACTGTGGCGGTCGCTCCGAAGTGGGATGGCACGTCGCCCACTATTGAGAAGGACATCGATACGGCACGCGATTCTATCCGCAACAATGCGGGTGTTGAGCCGAATGCGATCCTTCTCCCGGAAAACGTGAAGGACGTTATAAAGCGTGATTCAACACTGCGCGATCTGATCCGGTACGTCATTAATGTCGGCCCGGGAAATAAAGATCTGCTCATGAATGGGGAACTACCTCCCGTCATGTTCAACCTGGCGATTATTATCGCTGGTGCAGTTGAGGATACGGGGAAGCTCGGCCAGTCGTCCACGATTGCTAAAATCTGGAATGACGCGGTTCCGATCTTCTACAGAGAGCAGGCTGTTTCTCTGGACGCCCTCACGTGGGGGTATATCATGCGGGTTCAGAACCCGGTCGTGACATCCTACCGTGATGAGGCACGTGCTGGAGAGTGGATCTCGGCGAGTATTCTGCAAGCTGAGGAACTCGTGTCATCGAGTGCCGCGAACCTATGCACGGACGTTCTATCTTAATGTCTTAGTCTTTTGGTGGGCCGGTTAAAACCCGGCTCACCACTAGACGGACAAAAAAAGGAAACATGAAGTCGTCATTGGCTGTTCCGGTTTATTTGATGCACAAGGGAAAGCGGGAGAAGTACGCGATCATGCGTACGCCCGCGCAGGCCGCACGCGCATCGATCTCCCGCGAGAACCGCCAGGAGTATGATAACGAAAAGCGTGCGAAGGAATTATCCAAGCGCATGCCGGATGGTCACCGTCACGCGGTGGCCGTCGCTATTTCAAAGATGATGTGTATACCAGAACACAAAGCAAGAAAACTTATAGAATCAAAAAATAAGGGAGTTGTCCTCGATGGAAAAATTGATTGAAGATAAGCTGTCCGCGCTGTCAAAAATTCTTGAGGTCGATGTCGAGTTGACAAACGACAAAGATAATGAGAATAAGCTCAGGCCAAGTTACAACATGCCTGCCATGATCTCGAAACTCTATTCGATCTTCGTATATGCCGGATGGCCTGTCAGCGCGGCGCTCCCGCCTTATACTGGGGTTCACGCAGATATCGAGTTTTGGAAAAAACACTTCGCGGAAAAGGCGATTGCCTCTGGCCCGGAGCCAACGGAAACCGCCCAACCTTAAAACGGGGGTTTCCTAATGGCTTTTTTAAATCCTTCCGATTCCACAGAAGTCCTCTACGGTTCGTCCGGTGACGTGCGTAATGAGATCAATGCCTACCTGCAAACAAACTCTCCTGGTCACGTAGTAGACGAGGCGGAAATCCCAGGTGCGCTTATCGTCGCGTCGATCCGGCGGGCCACTCGCCTTATAAATAGTTTTCTCGCCCCCGTGTACGCTGACAATGTCCCTGTTACGACTGTCGCCGCGGTTCCTAAATTTTTAGACGAGGCAGGGTCTGACATCGGCATGTTCTTTGTCTGGCGTAGTGCCCATGTCCTTCTTGGAAAAATGCCAGACGATAAAAAGCTGAATTATTACGATCAATATATTTCAACAAACCCAATGTCCCCTGGATTCCTCGTCCTCATATCTCAAAGCAAGATGCAACTGCCAGAATTTGCGGGCGTTGTCCCGAACGAGGCAGATGACATAAGGCAACAGAGCCGCCCCGCCATATTTGATCTGGATGATATTAAAAACCAAGAGGTCAGTCCTGGCCTATTGGACGAAATCGCGGACGACAGGGAATCTGATTCGTGAATGTAATCCTGCCTCGCCTAAAGACCCTCGTCGCCAACAATAAGTCTTCGGGTGGCGCACTCTCCTACATCGGAAGCGTTGAAATCATCCACCCTGATTTGATGCTAACCACAGTTTTCCTTCCAACCCTGCCAAAGGTGTGCTTTTGGCCGGCCAGAACACAGGAGGCGTGGGTCGCAAGCCAAAGGAAACAGGCCGTGAACCAGGTGAGCGCCTACCTCATTTTGAAATACCTTACCCGCGAAACATCAATCGTTGGAGATTCAACGCGGCCCGCTGGAGAAGGAAAGGGGATTACGAATTTCGTGGTTGATTTTTTAAGCGTCGTGCGCGGAACACGCCTTGCGATAGCAGGAGAAAACTACTTGGACAAGCCGCTAGATATATCAGGGGTGTCGTATACAAAAAGCGAAATCTCCGATGACGCACATATTTTGGTCGCGCAAGTTGACATGATCGCCTCACGACTTTTCACACAGCAAACTTTACCGGGAGATATTTGATGCGTATCCTCTGCATGAGTGATTCCCTGAATATCATGTCAGGAATGGGACGACTGACAAATGAGTTATGCTTGGGCCTTCAAAAGCGCGGACACGAGATCGGGCACATTGGCTGGTTCCAACACTCTGAGATTCCAGCAACCAACCCGGAAGGAATCCGCTGTTGGTTCACGAATAACCAACACTACGGAGCGGACATATTGGATTCAGTTGTGAATAAATTTCAACCTGATGTTCTCCTGACCATTGGGGACTTCTGGCACCTTTATTATATTGCCGACCCAAATATTTGCAGGACGAGAAGATTTTTTCAGTGGAGTAGTTATTGCCCAGTTGATGGTGAGCCAATCGGTGGCGGCCTGCCCCCTGCCATAAAACCGATCATTGAGGATATTGATATCCCAGTGGCATACACGGACTATGCCAAAAACGCCATTCTTAAATCCATATTTGACCAGGAGACAAGGAACAGAATCCGCACGATCTACCACGGCGTCGATACAAAAATGTTTAACCCTGGTGACAAAAAGAAACGGCAGGAAATAAGAGAGCGGTACGGATTAACAGATAAATTTGTATTTTTGACCGTCTGTCGCAACCAATCGAGGAAAAATATCCCGGAGCTTTTAAGGGTATGGAAGCGGTTTTCGGAGCTTCCGGAGACAAAAGAAAAAGTAATCCTGTGGCCACACATGTACTTTGACGATCCGATGGGGTGGAAAATAGACGACCTGCTACAGGTGCTTGAGCTAAAAAATAGAAGCATTATGTACTTCGACCAAGTCGCTCACTCTGGGCATGAGATGATGCTCCTTCCAAACGAGCGTCTGGCCGAGCTTTACCAGATTGCCGATGCCTTCGTGCTTCTGTCAGGGGAGGGTTTCGGCCTTCCCACGTTCGAGGCGATGGCTACGGGGCTCCCGTGCATCCTCCTTGACCACTCGGCGAGCGCAGAGCTTGGGGCCGCAGGAAGGGCCGATTTGGTGCCCATCGGCGGCTCCCTTACGTGGACAGGAAGCCACCTTACACAACGGCCTGTCCCGGACGCGGACGCGGCCCTGAAGTCGTTTTTGAGGGTATACAAGGACAAGCCGTACCGGGATTCGATAGCAAGGGCGGGGTATGATTTTGCCACGAGCTACACGTGGGATCGTGTGCTCGACGATTGGCACGCATTGTTTATGGAGATGGAAATCCCGTTCATGAAGCCGAAGAAATTTGAAGTTGTTATATGAGAATTAAGGAGAAAAAATGAACACGCTCATATCTATTCGATTCTCTGTGCCTAGGGTATCTCATTGTTGTAAAGGAAGCTAAATACCGTGGACTTCGTCAAATACGTTTTTTTTGTTTACGGTTCTGTGATCCTGGTTCAAATAATATTTAAAGGTACCCCGCTTCGGTACATGAAGCCGTTTAAATGCACAGCCTGTCTTAGTTTTTGGGTTGGTCTTGCTTTCTGTGGAATGTTCTTTCCAATTACCGGATGGCCGGATGTAACAGCGTATGCGATCATGGCTTCAGGGGCTTCGTGGTTTCTTGACGGATTAATAAAAGAGGAAAAATAAAATGTACGAAAAAGTATCAAAAAAGCTGGACGGGAATATCATAGTATATGTTTTTGTTTATTTGAGGTCTGGCCAATGCATCACCGCTAAATCAACGGCAAAAACAGCAAGGGAATGCATAGATCATTGGCATAAATATATCAAGTTTTTAATTTTGGGCGAAGACGAAAGGAAAAAAATTGCACCAGAAGATAGCCCGTGGTCTATTTATTTTTTCATGGATGGGCGGCCACAAACAGAAGATGAACCGTTGCCAAAAAAGACAATGTTTTTAATGCAAGATGTTATTGGAATGACATATGATCCAGTACCAGAAGAAGATGAAAGAGGGAAAGATCTTCTTAAGACTCAAGGCGAAATGTTTGATGCGATGAAAGCCTATTTTAAGAATGAACTGAAATCGGATGCGTGGAAGAATGACAATTGTGACGGGGATCACAAATAATGGAGCTTATTTTTTACGCCCCCGTTTGGGGCCAGTCTGGGTTTGAACAGCTTTCTCGTGGTCTGATTCTCGCCCTCGACCAAATGGGTGTGGATATTGAACTCCGTCCGTCTCAGGATTGGAATGCCGAGCGCGTTGGATTGTCGCCTGTTGTGATGTCACGCCTTATGCGTATGGCCCAAAATAGGGTTAACCCTCTCGCCCCTCACGTGATCTACCAGCTCCCAAAAGGCCAGCCGGTCACAAAGGACGCGCCGACAATCTGCTACACCCTTTTTGAGACTGACCGGTGCCCTCAGCCGTGGATGCACAATCTGATGGAGATGGACAAAATTCTTGTGTTCAGTGAGTTCAACCGTGCCGGGTGGGTGGAGTCAGGGATACCTGCGGATAAAATATCCGCACTTCCTGTTGCTGTCGATTCGTTCATGTACAACCCGGACGGGCCGAAGATGTCCATATCAAATAAGAAAGGATTCGTATTCTTGACTTCGGGCGACTTCACCGAGAGAAAGAATTTCGAGGCAGTCGTCGAAGCATTCGTGAAAGAATTTAACGGGAGCGAGGCGGTGACACTACTCATAAAATCCCACTTTGGCGGATTCGTAAAACGTCACCGGAGGGATTGCGTAAATAAATTTAAGGAAATTGCCAATCGTTTCGCAGGGGATAACCCGCCTCGCATTTTATTCTGGGGCGACAAGATATCAGAACAGGCGATGGCTTCTCTTTACAGGTCTTGCGATGCCTTTGTCCTTACCTCACGCGGAGAAGGTCTTGGAATGCAATATCTTGAGGCTATGGCATCCGGGGTGCCTGTGATTCATGCCGACTGGTCTGCACACACGGATTATTTGAATTCGTTTAATTCATACCCAGTCCAGGCGTCTCTCAAAATAATCGACGACCCGAACTACATTTCAAAGTGTCTCGCGGCCCTAAACAGCAAATGGTGTCACGTGAATATTGACGATCTGCGCGGGGCAATGCGGCATGTTGTTTCAAACTATGGCGAGGCAAAAGACAAGGCGGCGAAAGCGATGGAATGGGCGCGTGAGGCGACATGGGCGAATATGGCTGTGGCGTTTATATCGGAGGTCGCTAACCTCTACAAGCCAAAAACAAAGCCTGCGTTTGTGAGAGCGGAAGAGGTGACAGCGTGAAAATAATGTTTTGCATGCTCAAGACGCTCGGGGATGTTTTGATCGGGACGACTCTCGTCCGAGAGCTAAAAAAAGACTATCCCGATTCAGAAATTCACGTGTTCACAAACAAAATGTATGGCGAGCTTTTTTCCAATAACCCAGAAGTTTTTGAGATACACGCCCCTGATGATTGGAACCCGAATCTTCTTTTTATGCAGATGGCGTCAGGCGAATACGACAAAGTGTTTTGTCCCATCCAACAAAGGCGAGAGTGTAACGCCTGGCACCAGATCGAGGAGACGCGCCACCAGAACCTTTTGGATTTTTACTGGATGCGCATGGGACGACACAGGCCAATTACCGAGCGCGAGTGCTACCTGTTTCCAACGGATGCTGATTTTTTAAAGGCATCGGAGCACATAACCCTAGATGTCCCTCGCGTGGCCATTCACACCACGTCCGGTGTTGAATCAAAGGACTGGCCTTACTTCGATCGACTGGTCGAAGAGCTGAGAGTGGCCGGTTATGGGGTCGTCCAGGTTGGGGGCCGAGACGACAAGAAAGTGAAGGGAGCCGTCGATCTATGCGGAAAGATGACCTTCCTCGAACTGGCGGCCTTTCTATCGCAGACGGCGGCCTTTGTGGGGCTTGATTCAGGAGTGAGCTATATCGCGGACGCCATGAAGACGCCTACAATCGTGATTCAAGGGTCTACGAATCCTCTTACGTCCGGGCCAATATCAAATCGAGTGATTCACCTGTTTGCAAAAGAAACAGGGTATGCCGACTGCCAGGTGATCCGGTGCCATGCGAACTGCCGCCATGAGGTCAACTGCAACACCAAGATTTCAGTCCAAGATGTCCTTAGTAAGCTCGAACCAATACTAGAAACTTGGAAAAAGCCGATACCAACGGGGGTTTGAATTGTCCGAAGAGCGTCGAACGGCAAGCATAGAAATGGTTTTGATCGAACTTGGAAAGATAAGCCAACTTGCCTCTGATACAAGAACAACGGTGAGCAATTTAGATACAAAAGTTGGTGTTCAAAACGGGCGCGTTGGAAAGATAGAAAGATGGCAGGCGTTTCTCCAGGGATGCGGCGCGATAATAATTCTGCTTATTTTGCCTGTAGTCGTTCAATTCTTTTCAAAGGCTTTGATTTTTATCACCCACTAAAAGGGTTTTAATGAAGATTCTTTTTATCACTCACGATGGCACATCACATGAGCCGCTTGGCCTCGAATATGTGAGCGCGTCCCTCCTCCGTGCCGGTCATCGAACAAAAGCCTGCCAAGAAAAAAATACAATGAGCTTTGTTTCCACGTGGAAACCGGACTTTGTGGCATTCCAAGTCCTCACAGGAGATCAAGATAGGTGGGGGGCGGTTGCGAGAGCGGTCAAGAATAAATACCCACACGTCAAGACGATATTCGGGGGGCCGCACTTTCTTTACTTTTCAAAGTCAAAGCAGGACTTCGCCGATATCATTATTCGGGGGGATGCTGAAGAGGCGGTTCTCCATGCCATTGAGGGGAAGCCGTGGATTGACTTCGTTCCGATTGATGACCTGGACTCGCGGGCGCACCCGGACAGATTGCTACTCTACAATGATGAGTTTCCTGGGGTCAGAGATAACGTCATCCGAAATTTCATTGCTTGCCAGGGGTGCCCTTATAAATGCGAGTATTGTTTTAACTCCAATACCAATTGGCAGAATATGGTGAAGGAGAAGCGGCTCAGATATCACTCTCCGGAATGGTTGATCGAGGACATTGAAAGGACATTTCATGACTACGGAGGACAGCTTGTTTCTTTTCAAGATGATATCTTTGGAATCGACCTTCAGTGGCTTGAGAAGTTTACCCGTCTCTACAAACGTGTCCGAATACCTTTCTTTGCACAACTCCGTCCCCGGCTCATCACTGAGGATAGGGTCAAGTTGCTTAAAGAAGCCGGTATTCATATCGTCAGCTTTGCCATCGAAAGCGGGAATGAACAAACACGTCGAGAGTTTTTAGACCGCGAAGAACCAAACGCGATTATTGAGGCTGGATGCCGGTTGCTCCATAAATATAAAATTAAATTTCGCATGCAGAACATGCTTGGGATCCCTGTTAAAGACCCGCTCGCGGATGCACTCGAAACGTTGAGATTTAATATGAAAATGAAACCGACGCTCTCATGGTGTAGCATTCTTCAAGCGTACCCAGGTACAGCAATAGCAAAGCGGGTCGTTAAAATGGGTCTTGTAAAATCAGAGGAAGACTTGATGCCTCTTGTAAACTCGACTTTTTTTGATGAAGGGTCGCTTCCGATCAAAGGAAAAAAACAGATCGAGCGTCTGCAAAAATACTGGTCTGCTGTTGTCCGGTGGCCGTGGTTGTATAGTCTAGTGCGCGTGCTAATCAATATCGATTTTGGGAGAAAGACACACAACCGAATATTTGAAATCACGAAGGGCTACATCAACAAAAAAGAATATTGGCGGATCGAACACATGGAAAAGCACGTCGCTATCACAAGCCATCAAGGACTTGACCGTCTTGGCGGAGAACTTGTACGCAATAAACAGAAAGAACCCATCGTATGCTAAGAAAGAATTGCCTGTTCACGTCCGAAAGTGTCACCGAAGGACACCCAGATAAGGTTGCCGACCAAATTTCAGATGCGGTACTTGATGCCGCGCTAACCCAAGACAAACTGTCACGAGTTGCGTGCGAGACTCTTGTTACAAACGGACTTGTGGTTGTGTCGGGCGAGATGACAACGAAGGCATACGTTGATGTCGCTGACCTTGTGCGCGGGGTCTTGAAAGATATCGGCTACAACGGCCAAGGGGGGATTTTTGACGGGAAGACCTGTGGAATTCTCTCGTCGATCCAAAGGCAGTCCCCAGACATTTCAATGGGCGTGGACACCGGTGGCGCGGGCGATCAGGGCATGATGTTTGGGTACGCCTGTGATGAGACTCCGGAGCTTATGCCCTTAGCTATCACGCTGGCCCATCGGATCACGCGGGCCCTATCTGAGAGCCGAAAAAGTGGCGTTATCGACTATCTGCGGCCGGATGGGAAGAGCCAGGTAACTGTCGAATATAGGGACGGGAAACCAGTGGCAGTACGAACGGTCGTTGTTAGTGCTCATCACGCGACAGACGTTGTTATGGGCGATATGCGGGCTGAAATTGAGACCCTCGTTCGTAATCAAATCCCACAGGAATTGTCAGGAGAAATGAAAATCCTCGTGAACCCTACCGGACGGTTTGAGGTTGGGGGCCCACAGGCAGACACTGGGCTGACCGGGCGCAAGATTATCTGTGACACCTACGGCGGGGCTGCAAACCACGGCGGAGGAGCCTTCTCCGGAAAAGACCCATCAAAGGTTGACCGATCAGCCGCCTACGTCGCCAGGCGCATCGCAAAGAGCGTTGTGGCCTCCGGCGCGGCATCAAAGTGCGAGATCCAGATCGCCTATGCGATTGGAGTCGCGGAGCCCGTTTCCGTTGCCATCGAGACATACGGAACAGAAACGGTGCCAATCGGAGACATCGAGAAGGCCGTCCATAAGGCATTCGATTTAACCCCGAAGGGCATTATTACCTCGCTTGACCTTTTGAGGCCCATCTACCAGAAGACCGCGGCGTTCGGGCATTTTGGACGAAACGAACCAGAATTTACGTGGGAGGTTCCAGTGGTGCTGTCATGCTAAAAATTAACAGTAAAACCGACCTTTTTTATTTCTTGGTTTATTGTGGTGGTTGGCGTGTTCGCTTTGTGATTGACACATTACTAGATTGGATTCTAAGTTGTCAGTCTTTATTCCGTTTATATGGTGGACAACTTCTTGAGCTGTTAAAAAACGCCCTATCTTTTTTTCAATCATTAACCGATGCTCAGCGACATAACCCATCTGAGTTTTATTTGGATGGCCAGGCGAAAGAATATACCAATAGCCACCTATCATCATTCTTCCTCCGTGCCAGTGAGTTGAGTTTATGCCTGTCCGTAATTTTGCTTTTTCAGATAGTATGCGTTTTGTTTTTTCAGAATGTGGGATTCCTAAATGTGATGGGTGGGTTCTTAATCTTTTGCGCCGTAGTATTTCTTTATGACTTAACATTAGAATATTATAAATTAAGGTCAATATCATGTCAAGTTTAAGAAAACTCAACATCGGCTCAGGAAATGTAGGAGGATCTCCATTCGCAGGCAATGACTGGGAATGTGTTGATGATGCTTACACGCCTGGACTTCCGGAATGGGCACCGCCGTCCGTCTATCATAAATTCGATCTTCGAGAAACCTGGCCTCTTCCGCGTGAGGTAGCTGACTGCATCTTTGCCTCTCACATCTTTGAACATATTGAACACATCAAACAACGGAAGGTGTACGAGGAGTGTTACCGGGTGCTGAAGCCAGGTGCGCCCATGCGGATCATCTGCCCTGACCCTCGGATATTCTTTCGGAATTGGCAGGCTAAAAATAAGAATTTCATAAACGACTGCTACGGGCCGGACAATAGGAAACTGTATGGGTATGATGATAATCCGGCACTCGCCTTCGCGGATATGTTCTATTCGGATCATTATGACCATCTACTCGCGCCATCGATTGATATGGTTCAGATTTTTTTAGTCCGCGCAGGATTTTCTAAAATCACTGAAATGGCGTATACAAATACAGAATTCCCAGAATTTTTTGGAGATTATGAGCATTCATTGGATAATCGCCCAGTGATGAGTTGGTATTTAGAAGCAGTGAAATGAAATGCCATCATTGGAGATTGGTTCAGGAAACAACCCTCAGCCTGGGTATATTCACACTGACGCTTACGTGGATGATACTAACCGCCATTTTATCGACGTTGTTTGTGATGCTCGGAAGCTGCCTTTTCCTGATGGTGAATTTGACAGTGTCCTTATGTTCGGGGTGTTTGAACACTTTGGTTATTTTGAAATTCAAGAAGCGTTGCTTGAAATTTCAAGAGTCCTTCGACGCGGAGGCATATTCAAGTTTGACGCCCCGGACTTCGACTGGTTCATCCACGCCTATCTCACAGGCGAGGATCGCAACACGGGACTTAAACTCGACCCCCATAGAGACGAAAAATGGATAATGCATTCACTGTTTGGCGGGCAAGATGGGCCGGGCATGTATCATAAATGGGGCTGGTCAGAGCAAAGATTGACTAAATTTTTGAGTGATCCGAAGTGGGATTTTTCAACGATCCATATGACCGGAAGACAGTGGCGTGATCCTGAAGAAAATCATTTAGTAATGGAATGTATAAAATGAAGAATTCAAAATTTGCAAGGCTCGGATGCAAAAATGGAATGTTTGGGAGGGCGGGTTCTTTAAATCCTATGTTCGGTAAAATACACTCTCAAGATACTATTGATAAAATAAAACAAGCCAGAGCTAGACAAATTATTAATCCAATGCAAGGAAAACATCATTCTTTTGAAACTAAGAAAAAAATATCGGATATCCTTAAAAATCACACTGGCTGGGTGCATTCAATAGAGACTAGAAAAAAAATGTCAACGTCGGCAATGGGACATCCTGTATCTTATGAAGTTAGAGAAAAATTGAGAATCTCTCATAGAGGATTGAAGGCATCAAAGAGCACAAAAGAAAAGATGTCAAAATCAAGAGTTAATTATATTAAGAAACTTGGCAATAAGTTCTTTATAAAATTTAACTATGGCCATAGGACTAACTATAATGGAATGTCATTCAGATCAAGCTGGGAAGCAAAATTCGCAAAATATTTGGATGAACAGAAAATCATCTGGCAATATGAGCCAATGCTAGAGATACCATATGGTATTTATTTTCCAGATTTCTACCTTATTGACCTTAATGTGTATGTAGAGATTAAAGGCTACTGGCGAAATGATGCGAAAATAAAATTCAATCAAGCATCTAAAATATATCCGATGATGCTCTTAGAAGGAAAAGATTTAAAAGCAATGGGTATATTAAAATGACCAAACACTGTAGCCAGTGCACGAAATCATCGAGCGTCACATGACACGAAAAATATGCTCCCGTTGTTTTGAAAGTTATGACGCGGATTTTGACCCGAAGAAATACAGAGTCGATTTTTGTAGCGAAAAATGCAAGGATATTTATAAAAAAGACCATCAGACAAAAGACAGCGGAATAGGGTTCGGGGCATGATCGAGCACAAACGCGCAGGAAGCCATAAAGACGTTGGGGCATTTTACAATGAAAAGTATTCATCATCTGGTTATGGGACTTTCTCAAATAACGACCGGCGGCCGTACGCAGATCTATTGGAGGATTTTGGGGGCACCTTTTCCGATGGGGCTTCAATCCTTGACGCAGGGTGTGGGAATGGGGAGTTTCTGGCCTATTTGCCGGCATTTATGGTCAGGTACGGCATAGACGCCTCCGACGCCGCCGTGCGCCTAGCGAAGGCCCGCTTTAGCGGCCAGAACGCGACCATTGTGTGCGGCGACCTAGAGACGGCAAATGAGGTGTTTGGGGACAAGCCTGTGTTCGATTACATCTCAACGCTTGGCGTCCTGGAGCATACGATGAACCCGAAGAAGGCGTTTGATTGCCTATTGGCCCTCCTAAAGCCAGGTGGATCACTTCTTGTGCTGGTTCCTTTGGTCTTTGATGACTGCCTTGGCCAACTAAGGCAGGAGGAAAACCAGGTCACGAATGAGAGATTTGCGACGGCGACGGAGTGGATTGATTTTTTTGGAACGGCTCACCTCGCCCACCATGAGATATTAGGAACCGGAGCCAGTAAAGATATCGCGCTTGTCTACGTCAAAAAAGGAGACAAACAATGATCGTAGCTAGAAGCCCTTTTCGAATTTCTTTCGCCGGAGGCGGTACTGACCTTCCGGCCTTCTACGAAAAATATGGCCCGGGGGTTGTCGTCTCAACCTCTATCAACCGGCATATGTACGTGACAGTGAACCAAAAGTTTGACGGGAAGGTTTCGGTTCGATATCGGATTCACGAAAACGCGGACACTGTGCGCGAATTGAAGCATCCGCTCATCCGGGAGATTCTAAAATTTTATGGAGTAATCCACGGCATTGAGATTGTTATTATCAGCGAAGTCCCGGCCAAAGGTTCAGGACTTGGGGCGTCATCCGCACTCGCCGTGGCCCTATGCGCGGCCATGGATCGATTCACCGGCGTCCACGCAAGCAACACATACCTTTACAGAAAATCACTTGCGGAGACAGCATCCAATATTGAAATAAAAAAAGTCGGATCACCGATAGGAAAACAAGACCATTATGCTTCCGCGATTGGCGGTCTCAATAGAATAAAATTTATGCAAGATGGAACAGTCGAAGGGGAGAGCTTCGAGGACAGCGATTTCATATCCGAGATTGAGGGTCAATCAATGCTTTTTTATCTCGATATGGAACACGCATACCACGAGGGCGGGGGCCATTTTATTCAGAAAGTCTTAAAGGATCAGATCGAGGAGATGGAACAGAACAAAAACACGCACACTCTTCAGCGCGACAATGCTTTCAGGCTCTGGGAAAACATGACTTATGCCGTCCCTGAGCGTTTTATGGATCACATAAACGAGAATTGGCGTTTGAAAAGAAGTCTTCACGATGATATTACGAACCCGGAGATCGATGCGATAATTCAGAGGGCATACAAATCCGGCGCGACTGCGGCGAAGGTGTGCGGGGCCGGTGGTGGCGGATTTCTTTATCTCCTGGTTCCCAAGGTCATGCAAGATGACGTGCGTAGAGAGTTGTCCGAACTGAATGAACTTAAATTCGGATTCGATAAAAAAGGTGTCGAGGTGATATTTGATAGCGCGGAGGAACATGTCGAAGCCAGGGCTTGAGATTTACGTCGCAACCGTCCTCTCGGCTTTACAGGAAGAGGAGGACAGTATCCAAGAGGCCGTGAATGCCGTTCGCGTGGCCAAGGAAACCAACGGCCGGATTTGGGTATTGGGTAACGGAGGGTCTCTTGCCATCGCGCAACATTTCGCTCAGGATATTCTAAAGACCCATGGCGTCCGGGCCCAATGCTTAAATGACCCGTCGGTTCTGACAGCGTATGCCAACGACAACGGATTCTCGGAAGCATTCTTTGGCCCGCTTTCGAAGCTGATCCAGCCGGAAGACCTCATCATTGCGTTCAGCTGTAGCGGGAAATCATCAAACTATTCGCTTATTTTTAACCACATGACCAATAAAAAAATAGCCATTGTCGGGACGGCCGGTGGATTTATGAAAGACACGGCAGATGTTTGCGTCCACGTAAAAAGTAAAGACTATAAAGTCTGCGAGGCGGCGTTTGGAATCGTCGCAGATTTAATCAACATTGGATTGGAGGATTAATAGGTGTCAAAAATCAGCGCGGTTTCGTTTGTATGGAATGAAGCGAAAGATATCAAGGAGTGTTTAGAAAATCTCGCTCCGCACGTGGACGAAATCCTCATCGTGGATATGGATTCGACCGACAACACAGCCGAGATAGCTTATGATTTCACGAAGGAGATTTATAAGAAGCCGCACTTGATCTGCGGGGATCAGTACAAAGACTTTCTGGCACACACGGCCAAAGGCGACTGGCTTTTGTGGTTTTATCCTGATGAGCGATTCGGGGAATCGTTCCTAAAGAAGATGCACGAGTTTACAGATTCCGATAAATACGATGCCTATGCCGTCATGCGTCATGAATACAGAGATGGTACGCGCCTCATGCCGCACGGGACTGATGAAAGCCCGAACTTTCAAAATCGGCTTCACCGAAAAGGACAGGGGATTTTCTACACCGAACTTGTACATGCCGAGCTTCACGGTAGACATCGGTCGTGCTATCTTCCGTCCGAATATTTTATGGAGCACCGAAAGACCGACGTGGCTCAAACATTCGATGGTGTCCGTACCTATGCAGAAATGAAGCACCTGTTGTGGAAGTACCGCGATACGACCATCGAGCCTTATAAAACATTTCTGGATTCTTACCGGCGCGTCGTGCGCGAGAGCGAAGCAAAGAACAACGACGGGAGTCGCCAAATCCACCCTGGGGAGGAGCACTGGCAACATTGGTGGCTACATAAAGACGATGAAAGAATAGACACGAACTTGTGGAAACTTAAAACGTCAGAACAGAAATGCGAAAAAGAAATTGTCTAAACTCCGCATCGGAACCCTCGCCGTCGGAAACTTCATCCGCAGTCCTAAAGACCACAATACCATCATGCAGATATTCGAGGATGGTGGGAATGATTTTAGATGTCACCCAGTCCTTAGTTCCGCCTCCGGAAAGATAGTCCTCGATATGAAAACATATAAACACATTCCGAAGGATCGGATCGTCCAACAGGTGACGATTTGAGATTCGCTCTAGTCACAGCCGACCCAAGCCACTGTAATCAATTTATTATTAACCCTGAGGAGGGGGATGGCACCAGTTTTATGAACTGGGTGGACGTGTGGAAGGGATACCACTTTAACTACACGCGCATCCTAGAAGATTTGGGGGCTCTAAAAAACTTTGATGTTGTTATGATGTCAGGGCACCCGTCTCACATCGCGGACATTATTACAATCGCCCGATTCCTAAAAGATACAGATACGGTTTCTATGTTTTATCCTGAAGGATCAACACAACTTTACGATAACTCAATCAATGGGTTCCAAAAGATATATTACGACGCATGGCGTGCGTGCGACATCCTTTCGTCGGCAGAAGAGGATAAAGTTTCATACTACAAATCCTTTGTGACGCCCGAAACCATCGTTTCTTTTATCCACGTCCCGCTCCGGGCTGAAATGGAAAATGGGCGGTTCATGGTTGACCGCGTTCAGAAGGGACAAAATCTATCCGTTGTTTATGGAGACAACAATCCAAACCATCCGTTGATCGCCATCGCATGTTCGGCCAAACTCGGGCTGGATGTGATCGTGGTTGACGTGGACAGGGATGGGAAGCTGGCAGAGATTAAGAGCCTATTCCCTAACATCGGATTCAAGTCAACGTCAAAACTGTCTCAGTATTCCTATCTTCGGTTACTCGGAAGATCGGGAGTTCACTTCTACCCAACCGAGTGGATCGGAACCGCCAGGGAGAATATCTCCTGCGCGATCACAGGCACGCCATGTATAGGAAGCCGAGAGAGTCATACGCAAAGGCGGTTATATCCCGAATGGCTTTGGTTCTCCCCGTATGACATTAGCGGAATGACGGAGGCAGCAAAGAGGCTTTTATTAAACGTCAGCGAATACGAAGAAGTCGCTGAAAACGCATTTAAAGAGGCCCAATTTTATAATCTCGCCAACACGAAACAAAGATTTTATAAGGCGGTTCAAAGAGCGCAGTTTTCTAAGCAAGCTAGGAAGGCGACGGTTTCGGTTTGAAAGCTATTCTTCTCGCCGCCGGCAATGGCATGCGACTTCGTCCCCTCACAAACGACATTCAAAAATGTCTACTTCCGATAGGTGGAAAGCCGATGCTGGAATGGTGGCTTGATTCTGTTTTTGATTCAAACTTTTTTAACGAAGTCATGGTGAACGTCCACTATCTCTCCCAAGATGTCATTCGCTGGATTTACCGATATGAGACAAAAACAAAAAACAAAGTAACGATCATCGACGAAAGCGCCGGCCTACTCGGAACCGCCGGGACAATAAGAAAGTACGCGCCCAAAGACGAAGATTTTATGGTCGCCTATACGGACACATACTCAACGAAAATCCTGGATGAGATGTGCTTTTATGCTGGTTTGTGGAATGACAACCGCGCTTCGGTCGTCGCAGGGCTTCTTTCTATGGATCACCCAAACGACGGGTCAGCGTCTTCAATAGTTTTGGATACAAACGGAAAAGTGTTACACTTTACGGAGAAGCAAGACGGCGGAACAGTATCTTGGATGGGGGTCATGTTCGCTCGTCCAGATTTCCTCGATCACATTTTGGAAGGTGACCGGGACTTAGCAAAAGATGTCTTTCCTCGTATGGGAGGACAAATGCGCGTGATAGGGCATGTAGACGCGTATGACATAGGGAGAGGCATTGAGCATTACCAACGACTCCGCAATTCGTTTGAACCCGCCAAAAAATAGACCCGAAGGAATCAGGCCGAAGAATATCCTGATCGTCGGGCCGAACACCAAAGAATCTATTTTTGACTCTCGCTGGGTCACGGCCCACCAAGGAAGCCACTGGCAAGCCTCCCGCCTTAACGCCCACGGACACTACGCATCCACCTACGACATGAATATGCAGCCTGGGGAAGATCCGGACAATCAAGATCATCCGCATGTTTCGCTTGAGGAAATATTTAAGAGAGGGATGCCTGGGCATTATATTGTGCGTGCGCATGATTGCAATCACGTATGGGGGTCAGTAGCTAGATGCATTTATTGCTCAGATACAAAATTAGAAATAGAAGATGGCACGTGTTGGAGACCTGATACAGACCTCCTCGATTTATTCACAATTCAAAAACGAGCTACTGAAGATACCAACATCATCTGGAAACCCTGGGACATCATCGGCTTTTCAATCCTCGACGCCACAATCGAATATGACATCTCAAAAATAATCAAAGCAAAACAACTCTCCCTGAAGTCGATCCTGGTTGGAGGCGGAAGTCAGGCCACCCTGAACTACCAAACCATTTTCGACAAGTCGCCGCTGGACATGGTCGTCCTTGGCCAAGACCCGTGGGCGCTCATCAACATCGCCAACGAAGAGAAGGTGTCTCTATTCGAACCAAAGGCTACTGTCGCATCAGGGATTGTTATGCGAAACCATGCGAAGGCGATTACGACAGAAGAGTGGACAGATTGGATATTTGAACTCGACTTTCAGGCCATGCACCAGGACTACTACTGGAAAAAAACAGCTTGTCTTTATGATAACCCACAATTCCAAGATATAAACACATTTAGGTTGTTCATGCATTCGTTCTGCCCAGTCAATTGCGCCTACTGCACCCTCACCGGCCTTCAACGTGCGGCCACAGGCAAGCCGACAAAAGCGGTTGGCTTGGCAGGAACAGACACGGTAAAAATAATAAAACGTGTCATAGAAAAATATCCAGATACTCACCAGATATTTTTTTGTGACGACGATTTTTTGCTTACGCCACAATGGGAACGCGGTTTCACAGAATCCGTCATCGCGGCAAAAGCGATTGGAGAAATTCCAGAGCATCTAGGATTCATCTGTCTCACGAATATAAATCGCCTAGATCAAGATGGTGTTGCCCGTTGTGCCAAAGCCGGTATGAGAGTGCTTTCGATTGGTGTCGAATCTGTATCCCAATGGAAATTGAATTCGATGAACAAACCGCAAACCCCTGAGCGTATATGGAAAACTACGCAGTGGATACTCGATGCCGGTATCAAACCTTATTACACTCTTTTGATTCATACTCCTTATGAACGTCCAGAAGACATGATTATTGATATAAATGGCTTTCGTAAGATGGGCAAAATGGGTGTTGGGTTATCCATTGAACCTTATCTTATGCCGCTTCACGGCACTATCTTTTTTGAGGCTGATGTTCCAACTAGGTATAAAATAATCCCCATCGAGGGGAGCCGAGAAACAATCAAGAAAGGTTCTGCCTGGATGCCAGTCCGTGCGGATTCATTAGCTATCTTTGAGAAATTCGAGAAATACTTTCCCAGATACAAAAAGTGGGTGTATGCCAAAGAAAAAGAAGTAAGGCACAAAGAGAAAAATTTTTACAGCTATACGATCATGGAAGCCCAGGAGTTTATCTTTAAAAAATTCTTTCCTGAAATACTCGAAGAACTTGAAGGCCGTGGCATTGCTTTGGATGAACACGTTTTCAAGACCAGGGAGGAAATAGAAACGATATTCAATGCCCTTGAGAAGATGGGCGATTATGATGTAGATTCCGTTGGTGCTATCGTGAAGCGTAAAGCAACAACGTCAATGGCAGAAGTTGATTTTTCTCTTGGCCGTGCTGATGTAAGAGAAATGCAAAGGAAAATGGCCATCGAAGCCGAGGAAGAGGAGCGAATAAGTAGCATCGATTCATCGGAGCAACTAAAAGTAAAGACACGAAAAGAATCGCCAAGCGAAACGTCGGTGCATTGATGATGGATTTGGTAGGTGAAATTAATATAATGGAAAATACATTTAGCGCAGAATATCCTATTGGAAAATATCGCATTGTCACATATTCAAAAACACCTGGATTCGTAAAATTTGGGTCAGTTGATAATATCGTTGGAATTACTCAAGACGCTGCCACAAAGAAAGGCGATACTCTAAGAATACGCGAACTTGGATTCAGTCTTCTAGTGATTGATGATGTAAATAATTTGGTAAAAAAACCTCTAAATTTAAAAATAAAGCATATGCAATCACAAACGGTGACACAGTAACAATTCTTCTTTCTCCACACAACCCTATTCCATCTCTTAGGATTTTGTCTAAAGATGGAGGAAGATTTTTTAAAAAACTTGAAATTGATAAACAAGTGGAGCTATGTCCAGCTTGCCATCAATGAACACATGTAAATTCTATGCAAAGTAGCATCGAAGGTTTCACCATGATCGAATGTCCCCACCTAGACCGCGATCTACAAGAGATGGACGCGAGCGGATATTGGTTTCTAATCCGGCCAAACTTTGAGCAGGGGGTGATCGAAGTGGCTGCTTGCCACAAGGCATCTCCAAACCCTAAAAATATTTCTGAGATCTACTTCGGCTCCTCCGCTCAAGACATCTACCAAGGAATTTTTAAGAACAATAACCCGAACCCCGGCACGGCATACGTTACTTCTTTGACACATGCCGCGTACTTGGGAAAGGAATTGAAGAAAGCTGAGATCGCGTTGGCGCTCGGCATAAAAGAGACGTACCAGGAATAACAGGGGAGACATGGCATGAAGGGAATTACGAAGTGGTTCAGCAACGAAAAAGGTTACGGTTTCGTGACACCGGACGGCGGCGGGAAGGACGTATTTGTCCACCACAGCGCAATCCAGGGCCAGGGTTTCAAGACCCTCGACGAGGGGCAGCCCGTTGAGTTTGAGGTGACCAAAGGGCCAAAAGGGGATCAAGCGACAAACGTCAGAAAGGTCTGATCCGTGGAAATAAAAATGGTGGCGGTCGGGGCGCTAAAACACTCCGAATATAATCCACGTCGCTTAACGAAAGAGCAATTCGATCAAATTAAAACATCCATCGAGAAATACGGATTCGTTGAAAACATCGTCGTCAACTCCGCGCCAGGGCGGGAGGGTGTAATCATCGGCGGCAATCAAAGATTTGAGGTTGCCAAAAAGCTAGGCCATAAAGAAGTCCCTGTATTCTATAAAAATATTCCAGACTTAAAAAAAGAGCAGGATCTGTCTTTGCGATTGAACAGAAATATTGGATCGTGGGATTGGGATAGCCTTGCAAACCTCGATAAAGAGATTTTACTCGATGCAGGATTTACACCGGACGAATTAGCTTTTGGTTTCGACGTAACCCCACTAGACACTGGTGGCGATAAAAGCGAAACCAATATTGTAAATAAAAAATTCGCTGTATGCCCAGAGTGTGCTTTTGAATTTGAGATACAGACAAAGAAAATCAAAAAAAATGCCAAATGATACCGTCTCATTCAACGGCAACCGCATCCTCTCATTCTACAAAGACGCCAAGATTTTAAAAGCGGGCGGAATGGTCATCCCACGCATGGTTTCTTGCTGGCTGACCCACCGCTGTAATTTAAATTGTGATTATTGTTTGTACACCGAGAGCCACAACAAATTCGGTGACATGGTGGACACAGAAAAGTTTTTAAGGTTCATCGACGAGATCGTAGAGCTCGGTGTCGAGTCCATCGAGTTCGGAGGCGGCGGCGAGCCGACAGTCCACAAAGACTGTTTCAAAATCGCCAAGTACGCCCACGACAAAGGGCTCCAAGTCGGTATGCTCACCAACGCAGCCAGGTTTGACATTCCATTGGCGCTTGAATCCTTTCGCTATATCCGCCTGGGCGTCGATGCACACGAGGACGGGCTGTACCAAATCGTAAAGGGGACAACCGCTGGGACGTTTGCCAAGACAGAAAAAAACTGTTTCGATCTTATCGCGGCGAGAAACGACGCCGGGCTCAAAGCCCCACGGATCGGCGTGAAACACTTAATCGGACGAAAGAACGTGGGCTTCTTGGCCGAGCTTGTCGCGTGGGCGAAATCAATCGACGCAGACTATGTCCACTTTAAGGCAGAACATAACAGCCCTGCCGCGCTCACGCCCGAGGAGCGCATTGAATACGGGGCAGTGTTGGATGAGCTGAAAAATAAATATTCTGGTTTTGTAAAGGGTGATCTTAATTTCCTTACAGGCAAGCACCACTGCTTCATGGCCGACATCCACGCTGTGTTGGACGCCAAAGGAAACCTAAACCAGTGTTGTTACTTTACTGAGAAACAAGACCAAATCGGGAATGTCTTTGATGATGGTTTTCTGACGGTGTGGAAATCCGCAAAGCATGCTGAGGTCAAAGGAAATAAAACAGTCGATGGGTGTAATAAATTTGACTGTCGGTGGCACCTGTACAATAACCAAGCCGTCGAAATGCTTGAAGGAACCGAACAAGACCTCGCCTTTATCTAACCCAAAAAATTACTTGCTTTCAAAAAATATGCTATACTCCTAATACGACCGCATAGACATACCCTAGATAAGAGGGTCGACTCCTTATGGCCGTTTCAATCGTCGCTCGTGGTGCTGTAGGTCTTAGAAAAGAAGCCTCTTTCGGTTCTGGCGGTGGTATCGATTCCTGGCAAGTCGTCGAATCCTCTCGTTTTAATGCCTCCAATATTTACGCCTATAACGACCGCATCCGTGCCACCCCCGAACAAACCGGGGGCCGTTTTGTCCATTCCCTTCTAACCGGCAGTGTTACCTTCCCAGTATCCCCTCAGAACCCCACCCAATGGTGGGAGGCGGGTATCGGAGGAACGGGCCCGTATACCCCCCAAATACCACTTTCCTCGCTTGCTATTGAGGCTCAGGAGGGTGATCTGGCGGCAGTCTACTCATCCGGCGACATGGTGGGCCGTATTGAGTTTTCAAGTAAACAGGGGGACTACCTTCGGTGTACGGTGGCGCTCGAAGGCAAGGACATGGACGCCAGGGTTCCCGCGTCTACGATTCCGAGTGGGGCATTTCCTTCGGGTGATGACCCCTACCGCCATGAGGAATGTACCTTCACCCTAGACGGGGTGGTCAATACAGCCGTGGTGTCCTTCTCCGTTGCGAAGGAAAATAATCTCGTCACTGACCTCTTTGGAAACCTGAGAACGCGCCGGGATATTTTAGCCACCAAAGCATTTGTTTCAGGGTCTATCGGAATCTTGTTTGAGACCACGACCTTCCGTGATCGGTTTATGAATAACAAAATATCTGCGGTCACGGCCAATTACGTGCGCGGGTCGAAGAGTTTCAAGATCGAACTTTTGAATATCAACTACGACTCGTCAGACAGACCGATGGAAAGTCAGACCTCATACGTTATGGAGACGCTGAATTTTACAGCTTTTGTTGACGACGCGAGCGTCCAGAATTCTATGAAAGTGACGGTTGTGTGACCAAAACTCTCAGTCAAATTCTTTTAAGAACTAAAAAAAATAAAACAGGATGCCTGGTTTGGCAGGGTTCCATAAATAAAAGCACTGGCTATGGAACATTTTTTTCTAAAAATAACGGAAAAAGTAATTATGAATATGCTCATCGTGCTGTCTACAAAGCAAAAACTGGTGAGGATATTCGTGGATTGATGGTATGCCATAAATGTGATAACCCGCCTTGTTGCAATCCAGATCATCTATTTTCTGGCAATCAAAAAGACAATATGCACGATTGTATGCTAAAGGGCAGAACGAAAAATGGCACGACAAAACTTTCAATCAGCGATGTTAGGATGATAAGAAGAATTTATTCTACGAGACAATTTCTTCAAAGAGAGATTGCCAAGCGTTTTGGTGTACATAGAGCGGAAGTTTGTATGATTATAAACTTTAAAAGATGGTCAAAAATTAAATGAGCATTGAGCTTGTAGACCCGGCTAAAAATTACGAACTTAAACACCCTTGGCTTGGGGCGACGTTTATTATGCGTCACATGACCCCGGCCATCCAGGAGATGATCGATAAGGAATGTATCGTCCAAGACGGCAAGGGTGGATTCCGATATGACGTGAGCCGGGATCGGGACATCAAAACCGAGCAATGTGTTTCTGGCTGGAAAGGGATCGTGTCTGATGGGCAAGAGGTCGAGTGCAATGCCGAGAACAAAAGAAAACTTCCCGTCGGCGTGATCGTCTGGCTTGTGAAAGAAATCGAAGAACGAGCGGGCCTGAGAATCACCGCTGAGGAAAAAAAAAGTTAGAACTCTGCATTGAACTCATTTTTGCGGGCATTCCGACTAAAGGAATCCTCGAAAAAGCCGGGTTAGCCTCTCTCCCATCCGCAATATCCAAATACTTTTTTTGTTCCCCGAAAGGGGATTATGAGCTTCGGTGTCTGCCTTCGACCGGCGGATATTACGACCAGAGATTAAGAGACGTGATTGATTTTAATATTATTGAGAATAAGCTCAAGGAAATAGGGGCGAGGAAATAATGGCTGATATTGGAATCAAGATAAATATGAATGGCGCAAATGAACTCACCGTCAAATTAGACGGCGTGGAAAGCCGTTCTCAAAATTTATCAATTCCACTAAAACGCGCTGGTCAATTAATGCTCTATTCCATAAATCAGAATTTTTTGGAAAGTGGTAGACCGAATTCATGGGCTCCTCTTTCATCTTCAACGCTAAAACAAAAAGTTAGAAATGGGTATTCGTCTCAGCCGTTGATTCGCGGTGGAATTCTAAAGGGGAGCATTCATTATAGGACATCCTCAACACGTTTGACACTTGGAACGTCCGTTAAGTATGCGGCCATCCATCAATTCGGCGGGGTCATTAATCAAGGGGCCAGAAATGAATTATTCCAACGCAATAGATATCTCAGAGGAATCCGAGCGGGAAGTTTCAAGAGGGGAATAAAATTGAGTGGGCCGAACAGGGTTGGGTTTGGTTTCAGAGCCAGGGGATTTTCTATGGGTGCCAGGACGATTAATATTCCAGCGCGACCATTTGTCTTATTTCAAGATCAGGATATTGATGATATTAATAAAATGGTCAAAGATTACATCATAGGAATCCGTTAATATGCCAGAAGACATAGTACAAATAAGCTATGAAGTTTTTGTTAAGGGCTTGGAGCAGGTAACTGCCCTAAAAGCTCAAAATGCAGAACTTCAAAAACAGGCTGATGGATATCAACAAAAATTAAAGGAAGGTACAGCCGGACAAGAAAAGCACACCAATGCTTTAAGGGCAGCATCGAAGGAAACTAGATTACTACATAAGGAAATTTTTGCCCTCGCAATTCCTTTAGCGGCTATCACATTCACTTTAAGTGCGATGGCGAAAGGCTCGGAGTCTGCCGGAAAAGCACTAGAAAATCTTCAAGCTGGCGTTTCCAGAACTGGCGGTGCAATAGCAAATTACCTATCCATTTATTACGCATTTCTAGGAGCCCTGACTACCGGAAAAGTGAATCCATCCCAAGCCCTGGATGTAGCGGTTCGCCAGGTTATGTTTGCCCAAACAGATAAAACAAAAATCGAGAATTTGACTCTTCAGGCCCAGACACAGCAGATCAAGGGTGACGAGATAACCGCTCTCATGTTGAAGCAAGAAGCGGAGAGAGTGGCTCTCAAAGTGTCAACCGCAGGAAATGATTTTAAGTTTTTTCAGCAGAACACCCTGCTCATGGCCAAGCAGGAGCAAGAAAGAAATAAATTGGTCATGTCCATTAAGGTTCAAGATCTCCAGGCTCAATCGACACTTGCCAAACTAAATGGTGATGACAGATTAGCGATAGAAAAAAAATATCAAGCAGAAATAGAAAAAGTTAGTCTGTCAAAAGATACGGTCAGGACTAAGCATGTAATTCGTGACGCGGAGCTTCAAAAGGAGGCTGAACTTAGGAAATTTGACCTAACAAAAAAGATAGAAGACTTAAACATAGAGGCAGAGACTTTTAGGATTATGGGTGATGACAGGCTAGCTCTCAAAAAAAAGCAAGAGGCCGAAATGTTAAGCGCCACAAACACGGGTAGCGCCGCCAGAATAGCTGTTGTGAAAGCAGAGATAGAGCAAAAACAGAAGGCTGAAAGAGATGCCTTTGAACTCACAAAGTTAGGTCTAAAAAATCAGAAACAGATTTATGACGATTATATAAAAAACGTCGTCAGTGGCACTCAAAAAACCTCAAGCGATGTCCTTTTTAAATTCCTTCAAGGCGAGAAACAATCTTGGATGGATGTCTTGAAATCCTTTCAATCCATGTTCAACCGGGCGGTGTCTGATGCAATAACAGAAAGTCTATTTTCAAGCATGACTGGCAAGGGTGGAACTGGAAATATATTCTCCAGTCTATTTGGAAAGAAACCAACCGATTCTCTCGAGGCGAGCATCGCCGGAAAAGAAAGTCCCGTCGAATCTAATGCGCGACTGGCAAATAGTTTGTCGTCCCAAAGTCTCGATAATGAAAAAATGATGATTACCCTCCTCCACCAGATCGCCGAGTGTACTTGCTCCGCTGCCAAGTCTACTGGCGGGATAATGACGGCGACGATCACACCGGGGAAGACGAGTACGCTTTCAAAGGTTGGCTCTATATTTGGAGCCATTAGTGGGATTGCCGGGGGGCTTAGTTCGATTGCATCTTCCTCTCTCGGCGCAGGCACTTCCGCATCTCAAGCCGCCCTCGGCGTTGATCTCAGAACCCCTGAAAACCCAGACGCGTTCGTTCTTGATAAGCACTCTGGGGGCGAGATTATGAAATTCCCATCCGGAGGAGAAGTCCCAGTCATGGCCCAATCCGGGGAATTCATCGTCCGAAAGTCCGCCGCACAGGAAAATAAAGAGCTTTTAAAATCTATCAATGCGGGCGCCACGCAATCCAAGAGCGGGCAAAACATTTATTTTATTACGGCAAACGACGCCAAATCTTTCTCGGATATGCTATCTAGCCCTTCCGCGCAGGCGGCGATGGAGATGCAAATAACGCGTGCTATTATGGCGAATGGATCACTTAGAAAAGCAATAAAAAACTTCGGGGGTTGACGATGCCTTATGTCCTACAGGGAACTCGCAAGCTCTTAGAATACTGGAATATCCTGGGACGTCCGTGTGATATCCGAGACTTATCCGTCGCCACGGGTATTCCAAAAATAAATTTCATGGGCGCCGGGAAAGACAAAAATAGTTTCACTGCGACCTACGGAGAAGTCCAAGCGCAGAATCTTGCGGTTGTTATGGGTACAACAGTCAACAACATCAACCTGAGCGGGGATCAGGTTTTAATCTAAAGGAATTTATGGTTGGAATTAAAGGTGCGACACATTCTTGTAAGGTGGTCAGGAAAAAACAATAACCTTGCGGTGGCGTGTCCACTATGCAATCGTAAGAAAAAAACAAAAACCGAGGAAGAATATAGAAAGGTAATAAACCAATGTCCGATTATTGCTTGAGAGGTGGAAAACGTCTTGTGAATTATAGAAACTCGCTCAACGTCCCGGTGACGAATGAACAGATGGCGGCAGCTATCGGCGTTCCAATCATCGTGTTTGCTGGCGGTGGACGCGATGGCTCAAGCTACATTAGTGCGAAATATCCAGAGGCAAAAGCACAGGCATTGGCCGGTCTTCTCGGCGTGACTGTTGCGAATGTTACAACAAACGGTGGACAGGAGATTGTCGGATAACTTGACCTATGGGAAACGAGGTATTCAGCTACACACTAGACACGCCTTTTTCAGAATCAATCCAATTTTTCACCATCGTTTCAGAAGGTGAAAGCGGCAAGGAACAGCGTTATCAAAAATGGTTAAAACCTAGACGCACCTTTCGCGTAAAGCTGGACGCCCGTCAGGTGGTAGAGACCGACAGCATCTGGCGTTTCTATACCCGGATGAAGGGATCGTTCAATACATTCCTATTCCAGAACCCAAATGAAAATCCGGTAACAGCCGAGACCATTGGATCTGGTGATGGAGTCAGGAGTTTATTTTATCTTGGGGGCAAGGTCGATTTTGCGACCGGGGATTTAATTGTCGTCTCGGGGAGCGAATCTTTAACGCGGTCAGTTAAAGGCACCGGCGACTATCTGGCTTATTCGACATACACGATAAATAACAATACGGGTGCGATTACGACCAGTCCCGCGCTTCCGTCGGGGGATGTTCTAAGGGCCACGAGTTACCGATTTTATTATTCGACAAGATTTAAGGACGACAATATCAGCCGGGAGGCATTCACGGGGGAGTTGTGGAATTACGGGATGGAATTGCAGGAAATAATTTGAATGCCACGCACACCGTCCTCCGCATTTCTAAGACGTAAAGCAGAACCACAAAGTGCGCCAATCGAATTGTGGGATATCCATCTTGGGTCAACCACCACCGTTGACTCCAACACCGTTTTTTTTGCCGTAACAAATAGGGCATTAGAATTTTTTTCATACGTTGACGGCACTCCAAAAACGTTCAACAGTCTCGGAATAGGGCGAAGCCCAATCGCTCGGCATATCGATTCCAAGATTGATTCTGTCAGCCTGTCTCTCGACAATGTAGACAGAACCCTTTCCCAATATTTTTTAAATTTAGATCTACGCGGAAAGCGAATCATAATCCGAAAGGTGTTTGCGGATTATCTAGCTAGTCCCGCAGACGGCGACGGCAATAATTTTGTCGTCATGTTTGACGGGGTACTTGACGCGCCCGCGCTCAACCAATCAAAGTTCACCGCCCAGGCCAGGAATAATTTCTTCCAATCCCTCGCCTTCAATATCCCGAGAAGGACGTACCAGGGGGTCTGCAATTGGAGGTTTGGTCATACAGGGGACTGCGCGGCACACCTAAACCAGACACAGCTATTCGACACCAAAACTGCCCAGACAATCGATTCGACCCCGAGCCAGGTTCACCTTACGGACGGGGCCCGAAGCGAGGGAGCGTCCGGGGATTATTGGGCGCCAGGCATCATCCAAATGACGGGTGGCACGGCGGGTAACATCGGCGTGAAACGGCGCATTATCCAATCCACCGCGACGGGTGATTTATACCTCGAATCGAATTTCCCTTTCGTCGTGGTGGCCGGAGATCAGTACACCATCCAGAGGGACTGCGACCACACACTCCAAAATTGCACGGATAGATTTCAGAATAATTCGGAGTATGGTGGATTTATTTCGATCCCGGATATGCTTGTCCGCCGCGCATGAGCATAAAAATAGATGCGAACAGCATGGTCAATCCAAAATTCATCGATGTTCCTTTCAAATATGGCGGTAGCAAGCTCGATGGCGCCGATTGCGTGGGAATCGCACTTCTTTGGTTAAATGACAATGGGGTCAAAGTTTCGTATAACGATTTTACTAGAGACATTCAGGAGAACGGAAAGGTGTTAGAGCATTGGTTTAAAAAGAAACCGTCTCAGACGCTAGAAATAATTAAAAAACATGGGTCTCTTATTTCGTTTCAAGAGCTAAGGAAGTTTGATCTTATTCTTTTGTACGCGCACGCGTCAGTCAGCCGGTATCCGACAGGGCTTGGGGTGATGGTGGACAACAGGCACTATCTCTCAAGCGAATTGGACAACAAAAGTTTTGTGAGAATTCTTGATACGGAAGTCAAGAATCGCTGTTTTGGCGGTATGAGATTAAATAAAGCCATAGATAGGACAGACTAAAATGCCATTTTTGATTCCCGCGCTCCCATATATCGCCGCTGGCTTCGCCATCATCTCCGCCGGAATAGCCATCTACAGTATATTTAACCCTCCAAAACCCTCGACGATCAGTTTTGGGTCTCAGGGTGATCTGGGTGGGTCTCCCAGGTACGGCTCCTTCTTCCTGGACAATACGACTACCAACGAACTGGCTGTTCCCATCCTTTACGGACGCCTCAAAGTAGCCGGGAACACCGTCTGGCAATCCGAGGCGGGGCTTACGATCAATAAAATTATCGGTGTCTGCGAGGGGGAGATTTGCGGCCTTTCAGACATCAGGGCGAACGATTTACTCATAGCCAATGGGGAGGAAGCCCCAGGGTGCAGTGCGACGGCCTATGTTGGCACGAACACGCAAACCGCGGATTCTAGGGTTCCGACAGTCAACTCCTCAGGGGATTCTCTGAGCGCCAATATGAACCTTCGGAATCTCGCCTATCTTTCGGTAACTCTCGCATCATCGGATCAGCTAAAAGGCGGAAACCCAACGATTACATCCATTGGCGCGGGGAAGAAAATTAAGACTTGGCAGGGTGGGGTTTGGAGTACGGGAGATTCATTCTCCAGAAATCCGGCCGCCATCATCCGGGACGTGCTGACAAACGAAAGATATGGACTTGGGATGCCGGTATCTGCCCTGGATGATGCGACGTTTGGGGCCGCGTATGATTATTGCGAGGAGATCATAGCGACCTAATGGCAAACGTTACTTATCCTTATTTCATTGGGTCGGGGAGGATTGGAAGCAATACTGTAACGGGTTATTCTCCGTTCGGGTTTACAAATGATAATGGTGATAATACTTCCTCATCGGATGAGATGCAATCGCTTTTGATTTGCTCTGAGGCGTGCTTTGTCGGTGGATTTAAGATAAAGCTGAATGTGATTCCAGGCGCAGGAAAATCTTGGCAATTTACCGTTAGGAAAAACCAGATTGATACCGGCCTAACTCTTACGATCAGTGACACGGGCCTAACCGCGTTTGATTTTACAACCATCCTCACTTTCGCGCAGGGCGACACCATCAGTCTGAAAATAGTTCCGACTGGAACGCCGGATTCCAGTGGATTACAATTCGACGCAGTGATACTTTTTAATTCGGCGAGTTTTATGTTGATGGGGTGTACTTCAGCGAGACTTAACGGAACTCTTGCCGGATTATTCAGCGGATGGTGGGGCGGGACAGGTATTAATTTTGATAGAACAAGTCTTTATATTACTGCCGCGGAGGTATCCGCGGGAGGTGGATTTCCTTTTCCGTCCACCGGGATACTTAAAAACTTTTACTTTCAAATAGACACTCCACCCGGAGTAGGATTTGGCAGAACATTCAAACTGCACAAGAATGGCGCGGTTCAATTTTCATACGTTCTTGGGGAAGCCGATACCCTTATCACAGATGTCACAACAGTGATTCCTGTGGCCACCGGGGATAAAATAATTTTTGAGGGTGGCAGGACTGGGGCCTTCCCGCCGAACACTGAGGCTAGGTGGTCTTGTAGTTTTGCATCAGGAACATACGATCCGGTTCTTTTAACTTTTACCTCCGACGGACAGACGTGGATGCCACTTCTTTCGTTGTCGTATAGTCTCACTCCCTCCTCTCCACCGACTAGGACAGGTATTTTGGGTCTGACTGAGCTTCAAGATAATGGCACAGATAATATTGGAAAATGGAATGCGCTCGGTAATGTTTCTTTAAAAAATCTATATATTTATGGCGGGTTCGACGCTCCGCCAGGCGCAGGAGCATCAATCACCCTCGCATTGGCAACCGGAATGCAAAATGTTAGCTCGCTGTCCGTCACATTAAGTAATACCGATACAGACGCAAATGACATCACAAACCAGGTTGCTGTGCCGCAAGACACTTATTTCTATCTTCGCAGTAGTGTATCTGGGTCTCCGGCGAAGCCAGTAATATTGTGGGGGATTTTACTTCAGTGGAACGGTTTTGATCCTTTTCTGATATGCCAAGACGACGGCCTAAACCATCGCTTTCGTCTTGATTACATTCTTGATACTCAACGCCCGGCCGGGGATTCGTTGAATGACATGCTCGCCACCTTTGGTGGCTTTTTAGTGTACTCGGGAAGCAAGGTGAAATTGATGATTGAAAAAATCGCTCCGATCACCCAATACTTTGGGGATGGGTCAACGACAGCGGCCAATGCGACTTTCGACCCGGGGAATATCGTCAAAGATTCATTCAGTTGGAACATGCCCTCCATCGACGACCGCCCAAATAGACTCCGCGTGCAGTGGGTTGACCCTGACCAAAACTACGTGAAGGTGTACACGCAGGTTGACGACCGAATAGATCAGGACGACAGGAACACCATCATCACCAGGGATGTATCACTCTTGGGAATTACGCGAGCGAGCCAAGCCTCCCGAATGGCGAAGTTTTTAATGGCGAGCATGAAGTATGCGGCGGTCAATATTGAATTTTCCGCACGGCTTGATTCGATTCATTGCGAGGTGGGTGATGTTATTTGCGTCACCCAACAGTCCGCGAGATTCACGAGAAAGTTATTCAGAATTACGAACGCACAAGAATCTGATAATGAAGAGATAAGGTTCTCCTGCAAAGAGTATAATCCGTCCTTGTACGACGATCATGTCGGAGCCGGGCCGGTACAAATGATAATCCCGGCCTTCTCAAACCCGTATGCCGTCCCGCCAGACCCAACAAATATCACGCTTGTGGAGCAGGGTTTTCAACTAAACGACGGCACTCATATCACAAATATCGCCGTATCGTGGACGGCAGTGCCCGCCGATATTTTGTTGAACCTGAATTATTATCTCATCCAGGTGTCGCTCGATCAGGGATCGACTTGGGGCGACGCAGGCGTGGCCAACAGCAATAGCACGTCATTTATAGTCACGGTCGGGAACGCGCCGAACGGAACGGTGGTTAAGGTGCGCGTCAGGGCCGTCACGATAAAGGGGGTCATCTCTCCCGGAAATAATACGGCGAGCATCACACTTCTTGGAAACGTCAGCCCCCCGTCGGACGTTTTGAGCTTATCCGGGGTCTTCTCCGTCGATCACGTTGCCCTATCTTGGAACCCAATCGCGGACGCAGACCTCTTCGGTTACGAAGTAAGGCAGGGCGATGTAAACTCGGTTTGGGAAACCGGGTCGGTTGTTGTCACGGGATACGGGGGTACGAACTACAATATTTTTAATGTCCCGGCCGCGACAAAAAAATACTGCATTAAGGCCATCGACCGAAGCGGGAATTATTCGTCAGGTGCCGCATGTACAAGTGTCACGGCCACCTCCCCGGTGGGCTCGGTTGTCGTGTTCGAGTTTGATCTTTTCTCCAGGATCACAGATTTCCCTCATCCGCTATTCGGTTCGATTTCATCCGGGCTTAATCTCGTTCCGACGACTGATTACAACCCCGCGTATTACCGAATGACAATCCAGCCAAAGACAATCAACACGTGGTTGTCGTTACAGGTAAACTACGCGACGTGGCTGGCCATCCAAAACTCTGGGGTGCGATTCGGGTTTGATCCATTTATCACGACGCAGGAAAATTACACGACCGAAATAATCGATCTCCTTGTATCAACCACCGGAACATTCATTTTGGAGACGCAGGCATACTCCTCGAATAGCCAGGGGTCGATGATCGCGCAGTGGGCGACCTCCGCCGATGGGATTACATTCAGCTCATTCGTTAATTTTATCGCCGGGACGTATACGACAAGGTACGCGAAATTCAAATTCTTGATTCAGGCAAAAATATCGACCGCCATTATTCGTCTCATCTACGCGAAATTGACGGTAACATCGCCTTGACGGTATTAATAGAAAAAATAGGTTTTTGGTTGTAGAATTATTGGAATCAATGAAACCGAAAGGATTGATTAGTGGCTGACCCGTTTACAAACGCACGCCCGTACCTCGACGTTACCTTCCCCTCATCCGGCGATTCGGCATTATTTTTAATTGCGAATATAAAACGACAGCTTCAGGCCCTGGCATTTTTGGATATGATCCCTCTTCAGCCAAGGGCGCACAATCCAGCCGATTTAAAAATCTTGGTACGCGGGCGCGATGCCTCCTCCTACTACAACCCGATCTACTACGGTTCTGGGAATAACGACAAGCGCACGTTCTTCAGCTCCGGGGATTCTCCATCGATGGCCGCCCCGTCCGTTAGCCCAAGAATAGACATCGTTTATCTCACTCCATCGGGTGATCTACGAATCGTAACTGGGACAGAAGCGGCAAGCCCAACCCTTCCGAGTCTCTCGCCCTCCGGGGACACGCGTCTTCCAATCTGCGCGATCTGGCACAAGAAAACAGAAACGAAGATCGTGAATTTTGAAGATGCGGAATCAAACACAGGAGATGGATATATCTACCAGGATTTAAGACCCTTCCTGCGGTTTCAATAAAAGGAAAATATGGCATTCATAGAACTGTCTTACGACTGTCAGAACGCGGAAAAAAATAGCAATGAAGAACTCATCCAGCGTTGTGCCTGGAGACTTGTGCGATCAGCCCAAGACAAAATGGGAGACGAGAAGGGCGCCGAGAAAAGAGTCTGGGCCATCGAACAATTAAAAAAAGAATTCCCAGATCTGAACGAAAAAGCCGAGCACTACATCAGGGCCGCCTACATGAATTTTAAAACCGAAACGAGATATGCCGCATAGGGAGGGCAAATGAAAAACAAGGGATTCGTAATCGAAGGAACGCTTGCGATCATCTTTTTAATCAGCGCGGCGACACTGGCTGTATTCACCCTGACCCCGGCAAAAAATCTCGTCAATCTCGGTGGAGGGGACGGACAGAAAACCACGCAGAAGATTAACTACCGCGAGACGATGGAGCCGTACACCGAGGATGGAAAGCCGGTGAAGGTGAAACTCTCGGACGGTTCCGAGGGGCTGATATTCAAGCGGGTGGTATCCAACGAAACCCTTGACGAGCAAGTCATTCCAAAGAAAACAATCTGGCAAAAATTAAAAGAACTCGGATGGTGGTGGATCGCCCTGACAATCGCCGGGATGTTCTTCGCGCCTCTTGGCCTTGTGATGAATAAAATTAACGAGAAGGCAAAAAAAGCGGCCCTTGCGATAGCAGATCAGCTTGGAAAGAAACACGCTGACCTAGCAACCGAGGCACAGAGGATCGTGCTCTCCGTCGATGAAGGGCTGAACGTTTTTGACGCCGCGATCAAATCAGCGAATGCGTCCGTCGATGCCGCGACCCAGGCGGCGGCTATAACAACCGATCCTCAAATGCTCGCTTCACACAACGCGATCCGGACAACCTACCAGGCAGTATCAAAAGCCCTCACGGACACGAAGGCGGCCTTCCTTGACGCCCTAAAAACCAAACAAGACGAATCGACAAAGCTCCTAGTCTCAAAACTCCGCTCCGGCTCCCCCACAATTTAAACAACGGGCTTGGGCCCGTTTTTACCTCCCTCTCTATAATTGGTCGTTATGCGGGGGAGGGTTTTTGTGCCTAAAATAAATGTTGTAATATAATAATATATCGTGTATGATTTCCGTAGATTCACACAGGAGACAAAGAAATGACCAATCATACGCCTGGGCCGTGGACTAGCGAAGTCGAGGTTGACGGCCGACACCACGCAGTAGCAATTATGGCAGAAGGCGCTAGGCCATTGCACCCTTTAATAGCCCAAGCGTTACACGGGATGGGGGGGGTGGGCAAACAAACAGCATTGGCAAATGCCCATCTGATCGCCGCGGCCCCAGACCTTCTCCTGGCCGCAAAGGACGCATGTCTTCACATAGCGGACTTAGGCAAGATGCTGAACGCGAATTATCAAAACAGTCCTACATTTAAGCAGCTGATGGCCGCGATCAAAAAGGCGGAGGGAAAATGATCTACGACGAAAATTATCCGCCTGGGGTTTCTGGGACAGAACCAGAAATCTACGGAACCGGAGACGCGCCCGACTACAACTACGACGACGCGGTTTCCTGGATCGATTCAGACGACAGCATTCAAGCGGATTTCGCGGTGTTCGTCGGGGAGAATTTCCAAGACGTTGTTGATCTTTTCAAATATCAGCTTCACCCCGAGCAGATTTTAAGATGGCCGCATGACCCGGACATGCTCGGCGAATGTTGGGATTTATTCGATACGTTTTTGTGGACGGTACTTGACGAAGGCCGGCGCAGAATCATAGTGCGGAGTTTCGTCGAGGCGAACTGGAGAAAATATGAGGAGTGGGCATCTTGAAAAAATTCTATTTCACATTTGGGTTTGGACAAGTCCACAAATGATTGACTTGTTACAATATAATATTATATGATTATACCCATGCATAAAATCAAATGGTTGATGCTTGTGGCGGTGATGTTCTTGGGCGGCTGTAGCCCTGCGTTGGCGGCGGGAATATCGGAAGCCTCAGCGATCCGCACCGTCCTCGGGGAGGCCGAAAACCAGGGGTATGCCGGGATGGAGGCTGTCGCTTTTGGGCTAAGGAACCGGGGCACCCTCAAGGGGGTATATGGTTTTAAGGCCATTTCCAGCCATTCGGGGGCCTTTTGGCGGGGAG